TATCAAAGATAGGAGCAATCATATTATTAGGTGAATATCCCAATTTCCAAAACTGAGCGGTTTCTTTTGTTATATTTCTTTCAATTAAATATTGTCTTGCTTTTTTACCAATTTTCTTATCAAATAAACATTCCATATAAAATTCGTTTTCTTTATCTATATCAACTCTCATTTATACTTCACACGTCCTTTCATATTTATATTATACTAAAAATAAGTAAATTTTTTATTTTTAAAGAAAAAAGTATGGAGGAAGAAGTATAATGAAAAGATTAGTCGCAAGTAAAAGAACAATTACTGCTGATAATGAATTAAATGATTTATTAGATAAGATACAGAAAAGTATTGATGATGTAATTGAAAAAAATGCAATATTGCTTAATAATATAAATGATTTATTTAACAATTATGAAACGGTTTATGACAGTTTGGAGCAGCAGGTAAGAATACCTACAACAAATGATATTCAAGCTATTACTGATTTAAAGAGAGATTTTGATGAAATATTACCTAGACTTAAAGATGACAATTACCAAAATGATATAGAAGAATCTGATGAAGATAATGAACTTACAAAGGATAATGATTATATGAATGAATAATAAGAGAGGGTGAAGTAATAATCACCCTCTTTATTTTTTATAAGTTATATTTTTTCTTTATATCTTCAATAGTAGAACCTTGTAAGAAACGATTGATAATATTTTGTACTTTTCTATCTGTAAGATTTGGATTAGTGAGTATTTTAGCTTCTTCTACTGATAATCTTTTCTCAAAACCTTCTGCAATCAATTCTACTACATACAAACTACAAGCGTTACTACAATCCTTAGCAATAAAATCAAGTTGTTCTGTTGTTAATTTATCGTAATATTTAAAAACTGTATCTAAATTACTATTTTCAGGTTTTGAATATTGTTCAATTATACTCATTGGGACATTATAGTCATATGCTGTTCTAATAGCAGCCATTTGTGCTTTACTAAAATTAGGATTTGAAATAAAGTTAAGTTGTTCCATTGTTATGTTCAGTCTACTTGCCTGTCTAATATACATCATTTGACCCCAATTAAATTTACCACTATCTTCACACTCTTGTATAAATTCTTCTGGTGTAGTAGCCTCTGCTTTTCTAACTAATCTTTTTATTTTCATTTTTATTTACCCCTCTTATAATCATATTTATTTGTTGCTTGCAATAAATAAATAAATAAATAAATAAAATTCGGTGAAAAAACACAATTCTGATAAAGTGTAAGATAATTTATATAATTTTTCATTAAAATAAGGGAGTTTTTATACTCCCTTTTAATTGTTCTCCCAAATATTTTTAACTATTTCAAAAAATATAATTTTTATACACCTAAATCATAACGACTTCTTTCTTTTGCTTTGTCAAATTCATTAAATAATTCGTCATCAGCATCATCTATATACCAAGGATTCTCTAATTCGTCCAATGCTTCTTGCTGTGCTTTTTCATCTTCTTCAAATCTTTTATTATCTTCCTCAATTAAATCTTTAAGATAATTAGGATTTCGTGTTAATTCTTTTTTTGTATCTTCAAACTCTTTATTACCATAATACCAACCTATAAATATAAGTTCATACATTTCATCTTCATTAAACTGTGGATTAGCAATGAAGTTAATTTGTTCAGGAGTGAATTTTCTTTCATACGCATCTAAAATTTCACGCATTTGCTTTGCATTAAATTTATCAGGATTTTCAGGGTCTGCATAAACTTTTAACTGGTCTACGGACAATCCAAGTTTAACACCATTGCGAATGTATTCTAATTGCCAACCATCAAAACCATCATTTTCATAACATTCTTCTAAAAAATCTTCTGGTGTGGTTGCTTCTGATTTTCTTATCAATCTTTTAATTTTTAGATTATTATTTAAATTTTTATGTTTCATATCATTTACCTCTCTTTATAAATTATAAGTGTTTTATAATAAATAACTATTGTGCGATACTATTATAACAGAATATATTTTCAAAGGATAAATGTTAAGAATTATAAAAAAACATATGTTTAAATATGTTTAAATATAATTAGATTATTAGAAATTTTTATTGACAAGAAACAAATAATGTTATAAAATTATAACAAAGAAAGGTTGCGGATAAGATGGAGGAATTAAGATACTGTTTTTGTCATAAAGAAGATATATCTAAAGAAGAATTTTCTAATATATGTATTCAAAATGGTTGTATTCAGGGAAAAGAATATATAATAAAAGAGAAAAATGCAGGGAAAGATATAGAACAAGATATAGAACAAGATATTGAACAAGATATTGAACAAACAAAGAAAAGTATAAAGAAAATATTATTTGATGTTTTAATTATGGGGTATGTGCTTAGAATAGATAATATAGATAACGACAAAACCTTTTATTTAATGAATAATGGTTTGAGATATTCAATGTTAAGTTTACTAATGTACAATCTTATAGATTTTGATAGAGCGAAGAAAATAATTAAAGATATGGAAAAGATAAATAATATAGAAATAAAAAATAAAGAAATATTTTTTATTGAAGATAAAGAAAAATATAAAAAATTAATTGATTATTTTGATTATGATAAAAAATATTTTAGAAGCACAAGGAGGAAAAAATGAAGATACAGATAGGAATTTTGACATATGATTGCTACGATAAAACAAAACTTACATTAGAGAAATTTAATGAAGTATGTAGTAGAAATAATGCCATACAAAACAAAGATGTATATGTTCGTGAAGAATGTTACGAAGAAGTAAAAACAAAACTTAAAAATAAGTTTATGGATTTAGCAATGTTAGGATATGATTTTTCTAAATTTGAGGAAGAAGATAAATATCGTTTAATAATAGAAAAAGAAGCTTCAAGATATTCAGTTAAGGGATTATTGCAAATTGCTATAATTCTTTGTAAAAGGTATAATGAATTATTTGAAGAATTAGAAAAAATGAAAGAAGAAAATCAAGTAGAGATAGTGAACTTGGGAAAATATATATTCAACACCGAAGAAGAATATGACAAAGCGTATGACGAATTATCACCTTATCTTTTAGGTAATTAAATTTGTTTTTTGAAACTTTGTATTATAAATAAGGCTCTGTTATAGATAATAAAAACCTCTGAGTACTTAAAAAAGTATTTCTCAGAGGCTTTTTATATAAGAATAACCACCCTGTTTTTAGTCTGGTACAACAAGGCGATTATATGAACAAAACATGACCCTAGAATTATTATACTATAATTCCCTTATAATGTCAAGACCTAAAATTCAATTTCTTAAAATCCGATTTCTTCAAGCTCTGGTATGGAAATTATATTTGAACCATTTATAAGAATGTTGAAAGAAAATGTCACAATAAGAGAATTTTTATCATATCTATTTGTTATATCTTTTTTGTCTATACACTTAGGAAAAGTTTTGAGTTCTATACGAATAAAACCATCTTCTTTCCAAAAAATAATATCGTCAGTGCCAACTATTTTCTTTATTTCATTTTCTATCTTACTTGCTACTGTATTTAAATTTTCCTTAGAAAATCTAATGGAGATATTTGAAATTGCAGTATTAAGAGCAGAATCATTTACATTTATTCTAGGGTGCTTATCGTCAAAGGCATCGAACTGTAAATAATCAAGAATACAAATATTTGTATCAGAAATTTCAAAATCTTCCTTAAATTCTTGCAAATTAGATTTCTTTATTAATCGTTTAATATTTCTATCAATTTTTCCCATAATAGTCTCCTTCTATAATTAAATACTGTTTTTAACAAACTTCCTTTTATAAATACAAATATGAATAGTGTATTATAATTTATCAAATATTGTTGCAAAAATATCAAAAAAACCACTTGACAAATCATAAAAAATATGGTATAATAAAACAAAAAGAAAGGAATGATGATTATGTTAAAGATGAAAGATGGTAAGTGTTACGTAGTATGTGACGTATGCAACAAAGAGGGCAAGATAAGTGAGGATAAGTATTTAAAATTACTTTTTGGAACAGAGAAAAAAATATACTGCCCAGTTTGTTTTAAAAAAATGAGAAAAGCAATATAATAAAAAATTTATATAAATACTTTTTATACTTAAAGACTTGACTAATAAACATTGATATGTTATAATGAACGCATTATAATGTCATAATGACAAAAACATATAAGGAGAATTTACTAATGAACACTATGAAAAAGATTTGTCAACAATTGGGTGAAGGTTTTGTTTTACAGGAAGATTGTAATGAAATAGTTTATACTATAAACGATAATTCTTGTGTTAAAATCAATAAGCAGCATCCACAATCAAAGAGATTTACTATTTCTTTTTGTAATGGCAATATTGTAGAAAGACAGATATATAACATTCCATTTGTTAGGATAATAGATTGGATAGAGGACTATAAATATATGGTATAAAAATTAAACAATAAGGAGGAAGATAATTATGATAGTTGATGAAATAAAAATAGTAAAAAGAGATAAATATGAAAACGCAGAATTTCTTAATGCTTTACAAGAAAGCGTAGAAGATATGGAACGTGCTATTAGTTGTATTACTTATCCTAACCCTAATACAAAAAGTTTAAATAAGGATATTATTGATAAATTAAAATCATATAAATCTGACATAGAAGATATGTATGATGAAATTTTAATTGAGGATGAGTTTATCTATAAACCTTATATTGAACATAATTATTATTATGAACTTGAATTTTTTTATACAAGACATAATAAGGGAACTATAAAAATATCAACTAATATTAATTATGATGGAGATACTGCTGATAAAGATTGTTTTATTCAGGAACTTGTAGAGGCAGGTTGTATAACAAGTAATTTTTCTAATCATATTGTAAATATTAATAAAATATCTAAAGCTGAATACTTTGTAGATGAAGAAGGTGAATAATATGAAAATTGTTGAATTTAATTCAAGAGAGAATGACAATTTCTTAGACTTATTAACAAATATTGTTGATGACATAGACCAAGCTGTTAGTTGCATTTCTTATCCCCTTGTAAACGGATTGAATAAAGAACTTATTCAAGAATTAAAGGGATATAGGGAAAAGATAAATGATATGATTTATTCAATTGACAACAAAGAATCCTTAATATATAAGACTGTATCAAAAGAGGGCTAAATATATAAAATTACTTTTGTGTAAGGAGAACGATATTTATGGAGCAAAATAGATTTTGAAATATTCAAACAAGAACTGAGCAGGAAAATGAAAATTTTCAACGTCATATTAAAGGTGATATTATTGATTTAGATTTTGCTATAAAAGATATTACTTATGGTTCTGATAATGACTTAAATATGAGTTGCCGTAAACTTTTGAAATATTGTTTGGATAAAGTTCAAAAAATAGAAGAAGATATTAGTAATGGATATTTAATGGATGTATTGAGTGGGAAACATCTGTTAAATCAGAAGCTCACACCTCTTAGTGTAGTGTAGGTGGGGGAGTATGTCACAGAATTGGTTAAGGAAAAAATAATCACAGAACACCTTGCCAAACATATTGTTGGTATAACAAAACGTAGTAGATGGGATTAATTATAATAAATGGGGGAGAAATAAATCTTCCCTTTTGTTGTATAAAAATTCGTTATTTTTTTATATTTTAAATAAAAAAAGGATGGATTAAAAATGTTTTTAAAGACTAATGTAAATAAAGACCTTTCTAAAAATATATATAACGAATTGAGAAAAAGAGATATAAAAGCAAAAAGACATAATACAATGGTTTGTTTTGCTACAAATAAAAATGAAAAAGTTTCAATAGATTGTTCATCAGGTAATGTTTTTTATTCTAATAATGACGAACATATTTGTAAATTAATTGAAGATAAAAGAAGTTCAAGTAATATATATAAATGTGCTGTAAAAAATGTAGATAATATTTTAAAGAAAGTAGATAGTGAAGTTAAAAGAATAGATTTAAGAGCTAAAAAAAGTATTGTAGATTTACGTACTAAGGGTTTTAATAAAGTAATTGTTTTTATAAATAAAAAGTTATATGAGAATAAATCAATTTTCTTAGCTATTAAGAACTTCTTTTTTGAAGAATATGAAGTAGAAGATGATGAGTTCATAGAAGATTATAAAGACGAATATATTGAAACTTTTGGTAGTGCTTATAAGGATGATAAGGAAAAAGAAATTCTTATAGACAAACAAACATTAAAAAATTTATCATATACTGAATTTTATGGTATTTTACATAATAAATATCCTGAATTTTATATACAGAATTGTTTTACAAGTGATTTATCAAAAAATAATAGGATAATTAAAAGATTGGCAGAAAAGAATTATAATAAGAGTGCTTATGATTGGGTTCAAACAAGGGCAGACCTTTTGATGAAAAAAGAGAAAATGAATTCAGATATGGCATATGGTATTGCGTGGATTCAATATAAAAACGAATTTTGTGAAGATTGAGTTAAACTTTTTTATAAAACTATTTTTTACGTTTGGAGGTCTTTTTATGGCAGAGAGTAACAAATATATTTATGAATATTTATCTCCTATTATTGTTGAAGAATCATTTATGATTGAAGAACAGAATTATTATGTGGATAAAATATCAAATGATTTATTTAACAAAATAAAGTTTATTATGAATAGTTTTATGGAAAAGTTAGGCGTAAAAGGACTTGCTTTATATCTTGATGATTTTTTAAAAGATAAAATAGAAAAAATAGTAATGATACCCGAATTAAGAAATGATAAATTATATTGTAGAACAATTATTGTTGCCATTGAAGAATTGGGAAATATATCTACTGGGATATTGTTGGATTTTTTGGAAGATGAATTTATGAGTGGAATAGGTAGTAGAATTTCTAATGTAGATATATTGTGTGAAATTGAAGATATTAATTATTATAATAGAATTTATAAATACTTACAAATAAATAACATTAAATATTCGGTCAGGTTAAATTTTTATAATTATAATTATTTCTTTTTAGAAAGAATTTAAAATAATGGGGTGGAAATATGAAAAGATTAGTTAAAGCAGAAATAGAATTAACATTAAATGCTCCTAATTCTGATTTTGCAGTAGAGCTTGAAAATAAGGAAACAGGTGAATTATTGTTTTTAGATATGGAAGCGTGTGCTAGTAAAAGTGAACTTCGTAATATATCTAAAGAAAATACTATTGTTAGTGTAAAAAATGATTTTGGTATACCAGAAGAAATGTTTAAGGGTATATCTTTACTTGATTTATATGACGTGCTTTATATGTTAGATGTACGTTGTAAAAATGAGGACATTGAAGAAATTATTGATTGGTGTAACAATGAAAAATGCAATGTTAAAGAAGCAATAGAATATATTATGTTATAATACTTTGGATTTTATAAGTAAAAATATAAAATGACATTTTATTGTTATTTAAATAATAAAAAATAGTAATAAGGGGTTTTTATTATGAATAAGATTAAAGCAAGAATGAACAAGATTGCAAATAAGAAGATTGCAACAAAAAATGCTACTTCTATGAAGAAGCTTGCTTCTGATGATTCAATTTTTGATGTTTGGGTTAGAAGATTAGACAATGATAGAGAAATGGAACTTGAATTGCCTGTTAATAATCTTGAATCAGAACTCAAAAAAGGTCTTGGCGAAGATTGTTTAAATTATGATATTATAGTTGTTGATTATGAAAGTGCAATTGAACATGGCGTAGATAATTATGGAATTAATGCTTTAAATGACCTTGCAAAGCAGATAGATGAACTTAGTGAGAGTGAATTTGAAGTTGTTGTAGCTCTCGTAAATGAAAGTCTTTATTCTATTGAAGATGCTATAAGAGTTGCTAATTCAGGTGATTATGCTATATATTACGATTGTGAATCTTATGCTGATTTTGCAAGAGAATATATCAATGAAATGGGTGGCGTAAAGGAATTGCCAGAAAGTGTTTTAGATAATTATTTTGATTATCAAGAATTTGGTGAAGATGAAGCAACTGGTTTAGAGTTGGTTCAAACAAAGGATAGTTTTATTATAATATATTAATTTTTTAAGGAGTGTTTTATTATGAATAAGATTAAAGCAAGAATGAATAAAACAGCAGCAAGAAAAAAGGTTGCTTCAATGAGAAAGGTAGCTAATACAACAGATTTGGCTAAGTTTGGTACAAGAGAGCTTTCACTTTTAAAAGATGTTTTGGATGCTTGGTTAAATGGTGGTTTACCTGATGATTTTGAAACTAACGGTGTACATCCTGAATTTAATGAAAATAGTGGTGTAGTATTTTTAACAAATTCAGAATATCAGGCTGCTGTATTAGTTGGTGACAAGTTAGAAAGTTGGTATTATCTTGGTGGTACTGGTATTGAAGGTACTCTTGATGATTTGATTGATGAATATGAATCTGGTAATGTCGAAGACCAATATGACCTTGAAGACCTTAAATATATTTTTGAGAATAACGGTAAGTCTGCACTTGCAAAGAAAATCGAAGATGAATTAAACGAAGAATAATAAATTAACTCCTTATTGTTATTTAAATAATAAAAATAACAATAAGGAGATTTTTATCATGAATAAGATTAAAGCAAGAATGAATAAAACAGCTTCTATTGGTTCTGAATTTATCGTAGAAGTAAGAAGAAAAGATACAGGTGCAACTGGTAAAGTTGAGTTACCAGTACACGATATTGAAGATGCAGTTGATGAAGTATTAGGTGAAGATGCTTATTATGAGGGTGTTGAAGTCGTAAATGTTGAGAGTGATTTTGATTATGCGGATGTAAAGACTTATGACCTTGATGAGTTAAATGATATCGCTTTTGAATTAGACCATCTTGATGAGTATGATTTAGACACTGTGGAAGCTCTTGTAGATGATGGTTGGAGTGTTACAGAAGCAATTGAGAAAGCACCTGATTGTTTCCATATACCTGCTAAAAATGATGGAGATTTAGGTTATTACTATGTTGAAGAAATATATGGTGGTGCAAGTGAATTAGGCAAGGACACTATTGAACGTTATTTTGATTATGAAAGTTTTGGTAGAGATATTAGATTAGAAGGTAACTTTATTAAAACTTATGATGGTTATATTGAAATTCCATACTAATATGATGATATGAAACTTTTTAAAAGACTAAAAGAACCTAATCAAGAAGTTCATCAAACTTTTATTGATGAATATAAAAATAGTGGCAATTTTAACAAAAAACAAATCATTATGTTGGAGGTTGCTTATGAAGAAGGATTGTCTGCTGATAAAGTTAAAATAATAGCTAATCCTAAATTCAATAGTACAAAAATGCTTTCAATGATTATTGATTTTGTTATTGATAATGCTTCGATTGATGAAATTAAAAAGATATATAATTTATAAATTATAATGTTTATTAAGGAAAAAGTACAATACTTTTTCCTTTTTTTGTTTAAAAAATATTTTCTTTTGTTTATAAATATGTGAAAGTATAAAATTATAAATAAAAAGGAGAGGTAAAAATGCCTGTAATGGAAAATCAATTTATAGAAATTAAACCTTTGACATTGGCTTGTTATTATAAAAGTTTAGGTTATGTTTTTGAAAAATCGAGTGAAAAAATTACTATAAATGCTTTAGATTTACCACCCAAAAGCAATTTTAGAGTAAAATGTGTTTGTGATAAGTGTAATGTTGTTTTTGAAAGGCGAGTATCAAAAATAATAGATAGAAATAAAACTTTTTGTAAAAAACATAAATACGAACAATATAGAATAACAAATTTAGAAAAATATGGTGTAGAGAATACATCTCAACTTATAGAAACTCAACAAAAAAAGGAAAAAACGTGTTTAGAGAGATATAACGAAACACATCCTATGAAAGTTAAAAAAATACAAAAAAAAGCAGAAACAACTACTTTAAAAAGATATGGAGTAAAACATCCACTTCAAAATAAAAATATATTAGAAAAATATAGAGAAAAAATAATGAATAATTTGGTTGTGCCAGATTCAAAACAACAAGAACATATTGGAAAAATATTAAATGGAAAGATGAATGAAACATTAAAAGGTTATCATCCTGATATTGTTTTAAATAATAATTTAATTGTTGAATATGATGGTGGTGGACATTGGAATAGTGTTATCGCTTATCACGATTTAACAATGAAAGAGTTTTATAAAAAAAATAAAATTAGAGAAAATGTGTTTACTCATAATGGGTATAAAATAATTAGAATAATAGGCAGAGTAGGAATAAAAGATATTATTCCTTCTGATGAAATAATAAAAAATACTATAGGTAATATTGAAAATAATTTAAATAATAAAAATGGAAAAATTGCGAGATGGTATTTGTTTAATAATGTTATTATTTATGAATAAGAAATTTAAATAAAAAAGGAGAAAAGTAAAAATGTCAATGATAAAAAATCAGTTCGTAGAAGTTGTTCCTAATAATCTTGCTTGTTATTATAAAAAATTGGGGTATGATTTCAAAAAGAATAATGAAAAAATTACTATTAATGTTGTTGATTTACCTGTTACAAGTGGATGCAAGGTGAAATGTGTTTGTAATGAGTGTGGAGCTGAATTTTTAAGAATTAGGTCAATTATAAAAAATCCTGATGAAACTTTCTGTAAAGAACATAGATATGAAAAAACTAAAATTACTTGTAGAGAAAAATATGGAGTTGATAATGTGTCAGAATTACAAAGTATAAAAGATAAAAAGGAAAGTACAAGGATAAAAAACAAATTAAATATGGTTCATTAAATTTTAGAAAATAATTCTATTATTTATGAATAAAATACTTGACAAATAATGGAAAAGGGTGTATTATAAATTTATAAAATTTTAACATCAGGAGGAAACAAATTATGAAAACAGATGGTAAAGATTATGGTTCAAAATACGTACAGCCAAACAAAGAAATAAGAAGAAAAGTTGAAGTAAGTAATTTGAAAAGATATGGTTCAGCAAATCCTATTATATCAAAACAGGTGGTAGAAAAGAGTAAGAAAATAAACTTGGAAAGGTATGGTGGAAATATACTTTTCACTAGTAAAGAGATTAAAGAAAAACTTGTTAAAGAAAAAATAAAAAAATACATTTTTAAAAAATATGGTGTAGCGTTCCCTATACAAAATGAGGGTATTAGAAAAAGAATGAAACAAATCAATTTAAAAAGATTTGGTTGTCAAGAAATTTAAAAATAATAAAATTAAATATAAAAAAGTATAGTTGTTAATAATTATAATAATGTACTTTATTAAAGGAAGAAAATAAAGTTTTCTTCCTTTTTTTTGTTTAAAAATATTTCTTTTTTATTTATAAGTATGTGAAAATATAAAACTATAAATAAAGGAGAAATAAAAATGCCAGTTATAAGACCTCAGAAAATAAAAGTAAGACCATTAGGAAATGCTGAACATTATCGTAATAAAGGATATGTTTTTGAAAAAAATAACGAATTTGTTGAAGTTGATGTAGAAGACTTACATAAAAAATTTAGTAAAAAAGTAAAATGTATATGTGATGAAGAAAATTGTCACGTTGAGTTTTTAAGAAGTTTTAATAATATTAAAGATTTAAATTTAACATATTGTCGTAAATGTTCTCCTAAATACTCAATGATTGCATATTTTGAAAAAACTGGATATACACATCCAATGAGGAATCCAGAAGTAAAAGAAAAAGTTAAGCAAACTTGTTTAAAGAATAATGGAGTACCATATCCTGCTCAAAGTAAAGAAGTTAGAAAGAAATATGAACAAACCTGTATGGAAAAATATGGCTGTAAAAATGCTGCTCAAAATGAAAAGGTAAAAGAAAAACAGGCAAAAACAAATATTGAAAGGTATGGAACTATTTGTGCATTATCTAACAAAGAAATAGATAAAAAGGCAAGAGAAACTTGTTTAAAAAATAATGGTGTGTTATATCCATCACAAAATAAAGAAGTTGTAAAAAAGCAAAAAATTACAGTTATGAATAATTATGGCGTTGAAAATTACAATCAATTACCCGAAGTAAGAGAAAAACATAGACAAAATCTTATAAACCAATTTAAAAAGAAAAATAAAATTTCTACTTCAAAACCACAAATTCATTTATATAAATTGTTAAACGGAGAACATAATAAAGAAATAGCACAAAGTCTTGTTGTTGATATTATAGTAGATAGTTTTGCTATCGAATATGATGGTTCAGGTCATTGGTTAAGGATTGAATTAAATAAAGATTTTACTTTAGAAGAATTTAATAAGAAAGAAAAAGAAAGAGAAGAAATAATACTTAATAAAGGTTATAAACTTATTAGAATTATTAACCCTAAAAAAAGTAATAGAGATAAACTTCCATCTGATGAAATAATTGTTTCTACTATTGATGAAATAAAAAATAATATGAATGAAAATAATTTAAATATTGCTCGTTGGAATTTGAATGATAATTCTATTATCTATGAATAATTAAATAGTTTAAAAAGAAAATTTACTTTTGTGTTTAAAAATTGTATTTTTTCTTTTATATAATTATAAATTTGTATTTGAAAGGCGGTGAAATGATGAATACGACAGTTCAGTTGCCAAAGGAAATCGTAAATGAATATACTATCTTAGCTGTTAAGATGGGTATGCGTAGAGGCGATGTAATTAGATTGGCATTAAAGGAATTTTTAGATAAAAACAAGGATAATTAAATATCTTTGTATAAGTAAGTAGTAAAGGAGAGTGATACTGTTTGGCTAAAACAACAGACACCAAACACGAATTAGAAAAAGTTAATAAAGAACACGAATTAGTTAAAGAAGATGTTTATGATATTCAGAATAATAAAATCTTTGGTCAGGATGTAAGTTTTTTAATTGGTAATAAAATCATGCAAAGAACTGACCCAATTTATTATTGTGAGAATGTTTTAAGATGTCATTTACCTGAAAAGAAAAGGCATTTACACGAAAATCAAGTGGAACTTATTAGGGCGGTTTGTAATCCACATTATAGAAAAGTGGCTGCGTTAATGGCTAGACAGGCTGGTAAATGTTTTGAAGCAGATACTTTAATTATGATGGCAGATGGCACTTCTAAAAAAGTACAAGATATTAAAGTTGGTGATTATGTAATGTCACCACAAAGTACGCCTTCAGAAGTAATTGCTTTGGGTAGTGGTTATGAAGAAATGTATGAAATATGTACAGCAGAAAAGTATTATAAGAATTTTACTGTTAATGGTTCTCATATCTTAGCTGTAAAAGATAAAATGAATAAAATAAAGACCATTACTGTAAATGATTATTTGAAATTAACAAAAAATAGACAAGACGAATTAGTAGGTTATAGAGTTGCAGTAAATTTTGATGAAAAACCTATTACCATTAATCCATATCAGTTAGGTAATTTATTAGGAAATAATGAAAATAAATATCTTTCTATTTGTATAAATGAATGTTTATATAATAGTATGAATATTAGAAAAGAATTTCTTGCAGGACTAATTGAGGTAAAAGAAATAAAGAAGGAATCTACTTCATTAGAAATTTCTTTTTCTGATGAACAAGTAGCAAATGCAATTTTAAAGATTTTTCAATTTTGTGGCTTTAAATCTTTTTCATATTATGATGAAGAATTAAATACTTTTATTGTAAATGCTTATGGTGATTTTACAGATATACCTATAGGATTGAAAGAAAAACAATTTACAAATGTTCCTAATGATAATTATTTGGATTTTGAATTTACTGTTGAATCAAAAGGTGTGGGTAAATATTATGGTTTTGTGATAAAATCAGATGACCATTTATTTTTGTTAGATGATTGTACAGTAGTGCATAATACAGAATCAATATCTTCGTTAAAAGTAAGCGACATAATATAGTAATATATTTTGAAAATTTTGTGAACATATAAAAAGGTGTATATACAAAATATATACTAACGGTTTAGAAGTGAGTAATTACAATATAAGTAAGAGAGCCTAAGTCTTTTTTAAATTAAATCTTTAAAAGATATGGTAATACCGTGTTATATATTGAAAAATATGTAATGTAACGACTACCGAATTAAGTAGGGTAGGATTTATAAATAAATCCGAAGTGCAAGAATACTTAAAGTTAAGTATATGAGATAGTCTATCCCCCTAAATTAAATATTTTGAAAAAAAGGGTATAAAAGTTACTGGTTATTTGCTTGACAATTATCCACAAATGAGAGTTGGTATATTCACACCCCGTATACAACAATCAGAAGTAAATGTTGGCAGACTTGCCATATTTTACCAAATGAATGAAGAAAGATTAAATAACAAACTTGTTCGTTGTAACAAACAAAAGATAGAATTAAGTAATGGTTCTTATGTAATGGCAGTATCAGGTTCAGACCAATCTAATATCGAGGGTTTAACTGTTAGACCCATTTCTATAGCAATATAGAATTGAATAATTATTTTGAATTGCTAAAAAGTCCTAAAGCTAACTATACTACAACATAATTAGAAATGATAAGTGTGAATGTTACGAAAGTAGAAAAAAATAGTTAGATAAAATATGGTGAAATAAAAGTTGATATATAGTTTTATATATTAGTCCTAAGTTTTAAAATAAAATTTTTATTAAAATGGATAATTAGCTTCTCATAATCTAAGTATAAATATTTTATATATGATGAAAGTTCAACGACTATCCTTTAATAGGAGTAGATTGTAAGTACAATTGAAGTGAAATATTATTTAATGTCTAATTAAATAAATAACATAGTCTGTATAGTAATGAAAGTTATTTATAATGTAACGAATTATAATATATAAAATAGTAACATTTGATGTAATCGTATTAGATGAGGTAGCCATAAGGCTTACGCCTCCTATTAAGAAGCAATTTTTAATAGAAAAATTCTTTAATTGCTGAAAGTCCTTAAAGCTAATTACACCTTATAAAAGGTCACGAAAGTAGAAATAAATAATTAGATAATATATGATGATAGTAAGTCTAAGTATTGAAAGAATAGGTAATCAGCAACTAAACATTATATAAAAATATAATGGAAGTTCAACGACTATTCCGAAAGGAAGTAGGATATAAGTATATCCGAAGTGAGAAAATGCTTAATATTTAAGTAGATGAGATAGTCTGTGCAATAATGAAAATTATTGATTTTTATAAATATTGTTATATAACGAATAATAATTAACAAAACAACGCAGAAAATTTCTGATTATACGTGGAGTAGCCAAAAGGCAATCACTCCCTATTAAGAAGTAATTCTTAATAGAAAATTCTTTTAATTGCTGAAAGTTTCTAAAGCTAATTATACCTTTTATAAAAAGGTCACGAAAGTAGAAACAAATAATTAGATGATATATGATGATAGTAAATCTAAGTATTATAAGAATAGTAATTCTTAAAATGGATAATCAGCAGTAAAGTATATAATTTTTATATACATATTCAACGACTATGCAGAAATGCAGTAAGATATAATTTATATCTGAAATGGAGAAATACTTAAAGTTTAAGTATATGAGATAGTCTATACAATAATGAAAATTATTGAAAAAATTAGTGAACGTATCATGCCAATGGGTTTTATAGCGAAGCTCCTATTAGAAAGTAATTTTTAATAGAAAATTTTTTGAATTGCTGGAAACTCCTAATTTATATAAAGGACAATCAGCAGCTAATATATGTTTTTATGAACATATCAAGTTCAACGACTATCCTGTAAAGGAGTAGGTTAAAAATATAACCGAAGTGAAAGATAACTAAATGATTTAGTTAAAGATATAGTCTATGTATATTAGTAATAATATATTTTTCAGGGTGCTTGTGTCACAGGAGATAGTTTAATAACTCTTGTTGACGGTACACAAAGAACCATTAAAGATATTGTAGAAAAACAAGATGTAACTCAGTTACCTTGTATTGATGTTGAGAATGAATGTGTTACAATAGGTAATGTTACACAGTTTTGTGATGTAGGTTTTAAACCTACTATAAAATTATCTTTGAATACAGGAAAAACAATTGAGGGAACTTATGAACATCCTGTTTTGATATATAGAGATAAAAAAATACAATGGGAAAGATTAGATAGAATACAAATTGAAGATAAGATATGTACTCCAAATAAAGTAAGTCAAACTGATGATGTAAATATTTTAAATAATATTTATAATGATGATATTTATTTAGAGAAAGTTGTTAATATTGAATATGGCAAAAATAATGTTTATGATTTAACAGTGGAGAAATACCATAGTTTTATTGCTAATAATATTTTTGTTCATAATACTAATGCTAAGATGGTTAAAATTGGGACACCAAAGACAAGAAATCATTTTTATCAATCATTTCAAATTGACCCTGATAATGAAAAAAACAATTGGAAATGTGTAAAGAGAGATTGGACACAATGTCCTCAGTTGTGGGCTTTGGACTCTACAATGTTACCAGACCCACAGACAGGTATTATAAGACCATATAGTACTTACGTTCTTTCTCTTATGCCTAAAGCATTAAAACAAGAAATGTTTCCTAATAACCCTGAAATGTGGTTCGAAGGAGTAGCCAAAAAGGCTATGCTCCCTATTAAGAAGTAATTCTTAGTAGAAAAATTCTTTTAATTGCTGAAAAATCTTAAAGCTAATTATACTATTAAAGTATTTAATAGTTGTGAAAACAGAAATAAATAATTAGATAATATATGGTGACAGTAAGCCTAAGTATTATAAGAAATAATAATTTTTAACAATAGATAATCAGCAGTAAAGTATATAATTTATTTATATACATATTCAACGACTATGCTTTTTAAGCAGTAAGATATAAGTATATCTGAAATAGAGAAATGCTTAATATATTTAAGTATATGAGATAGTCTGTACAATGATGAAAGTTATTGATTTTTATAAATATTGTTACATAACGAATAATAATTAACACAATAGAAATGTCAATAGAAGATTTTAAAACGCAGTATATGCTCGAATTTATTGATGGTTTAAATATTTTTAGACCCATTTTTGTAGTAATATAAAAATGAAAAAATTTTTTAATTGCTGAAAAATCTTAAAGCTAATTATACCTTACAAAAGGTTACGAAAGTAAAAATAAATAATTGGATAATATATGGTGATAGTAAACCTAAGTATTAAAATGATGAATTTTAACAATAGATAATCAGCAGCAAAATATATAAATAAAAAATTGTTTATATGTATGTTCAACGACTATGCCTGAAAGGCAGTAGGATAAAAGTTTATCTGAAATGGAAGAGTACTTAATTTGTTTAAGTAGATGATATAGTCTGTGCAATAATGAAAATTATTGATTTAAAAAATATTATTATATAACGAATAATAATTAACGAAAACAGTAGGAAAATTCTTCGGTCTTGATGATATAAATAGATTAAGGTCAGGACAATTTGAATGGTTAGAATGTGGTGATATGGGTGAAGAATACTACGCAGGAATCGACTTTGCAGGTTCAGGTTCAGCAACAGCCGACTTCACACATATAACCGTTATAAGAAAAACATCAACAGGTGTAAAGCAAAAAGTGTTTGCAAAGGAAATGCAAGGAGTAGCCAAAAGGCTGTACTCCCTATTAAGAAGTAATTCTTAATAGAAAATTCTTTTAATTACTGAAAGTTCCTAAAGCCAATTATACCTTATAAAAAGGTTGCGAAAGCAGAAATAAATAATTGGATAATATATGATGATAGTAAATCTAAGTATTATAAGAATAGTAATTCTTAAAATGGATAATCAGCAGTAAAGTATGTAATTTATTTACATATATATTCAACGACTATGCTTTTAAGCAGTAGATTACAAGTGTAATTGAAATGGAGAAACACTTATTTAAAGTGTATGATATAGTCTGTACAATAATGAAAGTTATTGATTTTTATGAATGTTATTATATAACGAATAATAATTAACAAGACAGTACCTTATCCTGAACAAATGCGTATTATAGCTAATTTGTTGTCAGGATATAATGCAAAATTCCATTGTAGACGTATTTTTGCCGACTATACAGGAGTAGCTAAAAAGCCAAACTCCCTATCAAGAAGCAATTTTTGATAGAAAAATTCTTTTAATTACTGAAAGTTCCTAAAGCTAATTATACCTGATAAAAAAGGTTACGAAAGTAGAAATAAATAATTGGATAATATATGATGATAGTAAGTCTAAGTATTATAAGAAATAATAATTTCTAATAATGGATAATCAGTAGTAAAGTATATAAAATTTTTATATACATATTCAACGACTATTCCGAAAGGAAGTAAGATATAAGTATATCTGAAATGGAGAAATATTTAATTTATTTAAGTATATGAGATAGTCTGTACAATAATGAAAATTATTGATTTTTATAAATGTTATTATACAACGAATAATAATTAACACAATAGTTGGTAGACCTGTTGTTGATTCTTTAATTTATGACTATGGAATGAGTAATCTAACAGGCATTACATTTAATAGTAAAGATACAATTACTCATTCAGGAATGAATTATAAAAATATAATGTTTGCTCAAATAAGAAAAGATGTTGAAAACGGAAGATTTCAATATCCTTGTAAGGAAATGTTCTTAAAATCAGCTGGTACAGAGTTAAATCCTTTTTACCATAAAATGATTGGAGTAGCCAAAGGCTATACTCCCTATTAAGTAGTAATTCTTAATAGAAAATTCTTTTAATTACTGAAAGTTCCTAAAGCTAATTATACTATTAAATATTTTAATAGTTGTGAAAACAGAAATAAATAATTAGATAATATATGATGATAGTAAGTCTAAGTATTATGGAAAATAATAATTTTCTAACAATGGATAATCAGTAGTAAAGTATACAAGTTTGTATATATATTCAACGACTATGCAGAAATGCAGTAGATTGTAAATACAATCGAAGTGGAGAAATACTTATTTTAAGTATATGAGATAGTCTGTGCAATAGCGAAAGTTATTGATTTTTATAAATATTATTATGTAATGAATAATAATTAACATAACAGAATGGGCTGACCTCGAACAAGAACAAAGATTAACAGTAAATAAAATTATTCAAGCTCCACCAGGTGGACACGATGACTGTGTAATGGCAGATATATTAGCAAATTTTGCTTCAATAGCAGGAAACACTAATAGGATGCCAAGAGCAGCAAGTGGTAATTTTAATAGATTAAGATAAAATAAAAGAGAGGATTTAATTTCCTCTCTTTTTCATTGTAATTTTAATAATAACATATAACTTTTTATTGTTTTTTGATAATTCTCCAAGATTTTATCATATTTGTTATTTTTGTTTTCTGTTAATCTTCTAAATGTTTGCATATCCTTTTCGTAGTAAATACTTTCTAAAAATTTTAATTGATTTTTTTCATTCATAAACTCAAAAACCCCTATTTTATAATTTACGAAGTCGGTTGTATAAGTTTTTACTGAATATGTAATTTGATTATCGAAATTATCAAAAAATTGTTTTTTATCTTTTGTCTTGTTATATAGTTCAATAAAAAATCCTATTTTATGCGTTGTTTTTTGTCCTTTACAAAAGAATATATGATGAGATTTTCTTAGTATTTTGTTTATTTCTTTTACTTCATATTGATTGTATAACTTTTGAACAACATCCTCATTTATTTTTAAAACATTTTTTAGGACATAATAATATATTACAGAAGTTTTAAATTTATCGGCATAATCTTTAATATAATATCTGGGAACTTTGCTGTTTAACATTCTCTTAATTATAAAATTCTCGTCCAATAAATCATCACATATTCGATTTATTTCCAATAATAAACTAGGTCGTAAATCATACTTATGCTTTAGTAAAAAATATTTTAAAATTCTTTTGTCTGTTCTTTTTATACCTGTTAATAATCCATCTAAATTGACATTTATTGTTAATAGTAAATTAACTGTTTCTTCTGAATGAGTTACAAATAATTCTATCTTATTTTCTTTATATTTTTTGTCAGAGTATAATAACCCAAAAAATCTATTTTCGTCTATAATTCATCAATCCTTTATAATATTATTCACCTTATTATATATGAATTGATGAATTTTTATATATAAAAAATATTAATTTTCTTGATTTGTGTTGACCATTACTTCTGTGACTATATTGTGTAATGTCTTTATATTTTTATAATCCATAACTGCTTTTATCGTATTAAATAAACTTAGATAAAAAAGTCCTATTGTAAATGTTGATATGGTATAAAAAATCTTTTTATTTATAATGATGTTAGATACACAAATAAATTTGAGTATAATTATTAAAGCCCCAAAATAGAATTTTTGAACATACAATTCTGTATCTTTGTTTTCTAAGAAACAAAAAATCAAATATTTTAAATAGTTGTTTAATAATACTAATTTGCATTTTGATAAAAAATCAAACATTTTACCATCGTAAAATAAATCGCAAACTTTTTTCTTTATTAAAGTTATTTTTACATCTATAATATTTATAATAATCCAAATTGCCAATACTACTAGTATAAAATTTTCTCCTGATTTCAAAAAATAGTTATAAAAATTAAAATGTATTGATAATACAAAAAATATAATCATTATTATTGTAGTAGTAAATAATTTAAAATTGTTTCTCATTATTCCTCTCCTTTGAATTAAAAAGATTACAACCTGAAAGTTTTATTGCAAAGAAATCGTTACGTATTTTTTTGTTTTTTATTTGTTTAGATTTTTGTGTTGCAATTTTTAATATAAAATCGTTTTGACCATCGTTAATTAAAGTTTTTATAAAAGTATTTTGGTTTTCTTCTGTTAGACAATCAAAAAATTCAGTAAATACTTTATAATATAATTGCTTTTTATACGTATTGTTTTGATTTATTTTATTTATGAAATAAGAAACAAAGTTATAATTTTCTTTTGAAGCCAAACATTTTGAGGTATTATCGTAATAAAACACAAATGTTTCTAATAACCCACAAAGAAAAATATCATTGTTTATTTTTCCATTATCAATAATAAAAGAAAAAAAGCAAGATGCTAAAACATAATCTTTTATAATAAAATTTATTTTCTCGTATTCATAGTCAGAAAATTCTTCTTTTAAATAAAATTTATCAATAACTTTTTTAAGAAAAGATACTAATTTTAGTTCTTCGTTCATATAATTTAATAAAAAAATAAAATCAACTATTTCTTTAGAGCAAAAAACAAAAAAAATAAAATCTTCCTTAGTCATAGATAAAAATAATTCTTCTAAATCAATATCTGCCACTACAAAAGGTAATATATTTAGTAAAGTTCTCTTGTCGGCAGTTTTCAAAAATTTTTTTACCGTTTTATTATTTTTAAGAAGCATAGAACGAAAAAATTCTAAATCTGTAACAACTTTGTTGTTTAAATTAGGGGCGAATATTTTTTTTAGTTCTTGCATTATTTTATTGTTTTCTTTCAACTTAGAAACTCCTTTCTTATAAAATTATTATACTATAATTTTTACAATTTGTCAACACATATAGAAAAAATGGTTATATTTATTTTTTTATTAAAAAAGTAATTTAACAAAAGATTAGAATATTTATATATTTAAATGGAGGAAATAAAAAATGGTAAGCAAAAAAATAGTTAATGGTATTCAGGTAAAGACAGAATTGAACAAAAATGATAAATTAGTATCAGTATGTTACAAAGTAAACGTTGGTTCACATAATGAAACAGAGGATATTTTAGGTATTGCTCATTTAGTGGAGCATTTAGTTTTCAAGGGTACTGATAAACACAATTCAGAAGAAATAAATCAATATATAGAGAGTTTAGGTGGTTATGTAAATGCTTTTACAAGCTTTGAAGAAACTCAATTTTATTGTACTTTACCAAGTGAGTTTTGGAAAGAAGCCATTGATTTTATAAATGATTTAGTATTTTTCAATACGATACCAGAAGAAGAATTTGAATTAGAAAAAGGTGTAGTATTGAATGAGTTAAGAATGTATAGTGATGACCCTGTATCAGTATGTCAGGATAATTTGTTTAAAATTATATTCCACGAGGATATAACCAAACAATTGGTAGGTGGTACTGTTGATACAGTATCAAAGATAACAAGAGAAGATGTTATTAATTTTATTGATGAGAATTATATCAATAAAAATATTGACATAATTATTACAGGTAATATTGAAGGAACAGAAGAAGATTTATATAGTTATATTGAAGAAGTAACACCAGAAACAGATAGTGATTTAAGAAAAAAAGATAAAAGTTATGATTTCAATATGGAAGACCAAGAAATAGAAGTAGAAAAGAGTGATATTTCTCAATCTATATTATGTTGGGCATTAATTGGTCCTTCTTATAAGAGTGAAGATTATATTCCATTTTATTTAGCTGTAAATGCTTTAGGTGGAAATGCAAGCAGCGTTTTATATACTAACGTAAGAGAAAAATTAGGTTTAGTATATACAATAAACTTTAGAATGGAAGAATTTACAGAATATACAATTGCTAATGGACATACTTCATTACAGAAAGAAAATATTGAAAAAGTAATGGATATTATAGAAAAAGAAACTAAGAACTTAAAGATTGATGAAAAGACCTTAGAAAGCAATAAAAACTTTTTGATAGGAGATTTGCTTATGGGCTTAGAAAAGACAATAGATAGAAACTGTTTTATAGCAGGATTTGATTGTGAATATGAGGAAATGATAGAGAAGATTAAAAAGGTAACAATTCAAGACATGGAGCGAGTAATAACGAAATACTTTAATAGTGATATTTATTACAGCTTGGTAGTCGCAAAGTAAGACAATCTATATAAGATTGCAAATTTACCCTGAATTTTTTTAATGGAAAAGAAAGTTGTATTTAAAAAAAAGGAAGGATAAATTTAGATGAGTAATTTCAGTAGTGATAGTAATGAAGATTTTAGCTTTGAAAGTGGTGTAAATATTCCCTTTGAGAAAGACTATGAAAATATAAAAACAAATCCAAATGTAGTATATGAGAAGTATTATGATAAGGTAATGAAGTTAATAAATAGTTTGTCTTATTGGAAGAATTTTGATAAAGATGAATTAATTCAACAATCTTATATTTATTTTTTAGAGTTTTGTGAATCTTATGACCCTTATTATAATGGCAATTTTATTCCATTTGATAAATATGTGTTTAAGAATTTAATTATAAAATTAAGGTCACATATACAAAGATTTTATGTATATAAAAAGAGAGAGCAGCCAACAGAGTTTTCTGAATATAATACTGGTTCATTAACTAGAAATGATATATTGATTTCAGAAGATAAAATATTTATTGAATATTTATATTCGCATATAAATGAAAGACAGAAAGAAATATTAGATTTATCTACGCAAGGGTTTAAACAACAGGAAATTGGTAAGATGTTAAAAATCTCACAAAGTAGAGTTTCTGTGATTAGAAGAAAAACTTTAGAGTTATTAAAAGAAATTGTAGATAAAGATAAATTGGAATTAGAACTTAAAGAATTTGAAGCAAATAAGGGCAATCAATAAAAGATTGCCTTTTTGTTTGTCATTAATTATTATAATTGTAATTATTTTACCTTATTCTTTTATATGAGAAAAATCAATATCCTTATTTTTTTATATATAATATTTATTAAAAAAATAAAGAATTAAGGGTAAGGAGGGTAAGCTTGATATGGTTATAAATAAAATCAATGATTTTAACTGTTTTGATGAAAATGAATTTTTAAAGTTAGAAACTGTTTTAAATAGAAAAAAAGAAGCTACATATAAAACTAAGAAAGAAGCACAATTGCACAAGAATCTTTCTAAGAATACTTATGTAGAAGAAAATGTAAACGGATATTCTGTAAAGACATTAGATAAAATCGCTTTTAATGAAGCTTTAAATAGCGGTTTATTTAAGAAAGTTGCTTGGGGCGAATATTTATATAGCAGTTTTACAGGCAGAAATGATACATTCCCTGAAAAATATGATTTTGACGATGGTTCAATTTGGAAAGTTGAAAAGGACGAAGATGGCAATGAATATTTAGTAAAGGAAGTTGATGATGAAGATAACTTAGTAAGAGTTGCTTCTGCTAAAACTAACAATTATATAACTCCAAGTAATTTTGATGACCTTGCTAAAGTTTTATCAGTGTTTAAAAGTAAAGATGAGATAGTTGAATATGTTAAAAAAGATAAGAATATAAATAAATATCTTTTTGATGTAGTAAATAGTAGATTAGAAGATTATGTAAAAGATTATTTTACTAAGAATAAATATGCAGAATCAAAAGAAATGTTGAATGATGTTATGAATATTGTCGGTAAAATGGCTAAAGATGGAGAAATAAAAAGTGCTTCTGATTTAGATGAAGTTATTAAGACAATTTGTGATAAGACTATGACTACTGAAAGTAAATATTCATTTTTTTAAGGTGGGAAAAATTTTATGAATAAAATTGTAAATAGAATAAGAACATTAACAAAAGAAAAGCAAAGTGGATTATATAAGGATGATAATTTAGCTCCTGATGATACAAGTTTTGACCCGATGAAGCAGAGTACAGAAAATCCCTCTATAAATGATTTTAATAAGGGTTATGCACTTGACCCATATAGTATGAGATATTGGGCAAATATGGATAACGGAATGAAAAAAATTGCTTGGAAAGAAGTTGACCCGTTAAGCTTTAGTCCTGAATATTTAGCTGATAAGATTTTAAAATTATGGAATCAGATAGACGGTACATTACAGAATACATTTGAAGGTTTTACTCTTAGATATGACAATAAGTTAAAACAGGAGATTGCAAAAATTCTTAATGCAAGAGGATATGAAGTATATCCTATTTTATTGATTGATGCACCTATTTATGCTGGTAGGAATAATACATATACAAAGAATATGATTAAGCTCTGTAATAAGTTAGTACCTACTATTGGTATAAAAGCATTTATTAATGATTTAGGTTATTTAAATAGAAAACTTATTAAGTCTAATAAGAGAAGTGTTACAGCTGATGAAAAGGTTGATGCTTTGTTAGATTATTATACAAGATTGTTCCCAGAAGATTATTCGTTAGATTTAATAACTAAGATAAATATAACTCCAATGAAGAAAACTGATTTTGACGAATTTAGAGATTTACAAATTCAGGATGATTCATTAGATATGATGGAAATAATAGATAGTGAAAGTTCAGACGATACTTCAATCAGTTTGAAAGATGGCGGTTTTGGTGGTTACGACTTTGTATCTGATATGAGATTTGATACAACAGCACCAAATATGTATGAAGTAACAAGTAAAAAAAAACTAAAAAAACACGCAGATGAAGAATCCGAGGAAGAAGATACAGACGAGGATGTTGAAGATGAGGATATTGAAGAAGTAGAAGATGATGAAAACATTGACGATGAAAATGCTGAAAGCGATGATGTTGAAAATGAAGATATGGAAACAGAGGAAGTAGATGATAGTATTGAACCTTCTGACGATATAGAAAATGATACTGATGATGAGGAAGAAGAAATTCCAATCAAAATACCTATTGATTTGGTTTTTGATGTATTATCAGATGCTTCAAATAATGTAAATACTTTATTAAATTTGAACCTTAGAAGGTCTCCTGTACCTGTTGCAACATATATTAGAGAAGATATATCAGGAATTGCAGATACAGAAAGTTATGAATCTAAAACAGTTCTTTTAGATAAGATTGATAAGGTATGGCAAATATATCAAGTATTTTTAAAGAGTAAAACAACTATTTATGTTGTTATATCTGCTGATTGTCATACTAAGGATGATAAGTATTTTGATTGGGATAATATTCAATATAGAGGTTTTTATTCAACGAAGCAAGAAGCAGTGAATGAAATAAAAGGATATTTATAATTTAGGAGGAGATTGGCAAAATGAATAAATTTACTACAATTAAAGCCAGTTTGTTTACTAATACTAATGAAGATAATCTTCCTGAATGGATGAAAAATGTTGATTTTGGTAATGGTGAGAAGAAAAAGCTTGATATAGATTTTGAAAATAAAAGAGCTTGGACGGTATCAGCAAGTGTAAATCGTGACGATAGAGATTATAGTTCTAAGGAAGTAACAGCAAAACTTAATGATAATGAAGTATTATTATCTAAAATAGAATTGTCTAAATTCTTAAAAGGTAAGTATTATGAAGTTAAAGATGCTACTGTAAATAATAATAAAGTTATTTTACATACAGCTATTTCTAATACTCCTGGTGAATTTAATTTTATCTATACAATAGATAATAATAAGATTAAATCTAATAATATTTTTACACATAATGAAAACGAATATCCTTTTAGCAATGCAGGTCTTGAAGAATGTATCGCAGACGCAAAGAGTAAAAAAACTGTTGTTGCTACAAAGGTTCAGAATAGTAGTGCAAGTATTATTTCAAGAGAAGAAATATTTAGAAGATTTAATGGTCATATTAGAAAAGCTACTGATAGAATAAATGAACTTTTAAAAGAGGGTTCTATTATTGGTGTTACAAGTAATTCTTATGGTACTTTCTTAGATGTAGATTATTTATTTCCACAGATGGAAAGAGAAAAACTTGCCGAAAAAGCACCTGAGTTTGAGTTTGTTAAGAATATGGAAAAGGTAGCAACAAGTGAACATAAATCTGCCTATCAACTTGCTATGGAAGCTAGTAAGCAATTTGAAAAGAATTTTGATGATTTCAAGATTTGCAATTATGAAAGAAAAGGCAATAAATTAAATATTGTTGCACAGGTGTTAAAAAATAATATATCTTCAACTGAAACATTTGTTGCTGATATAAATAATGAAAAAGTAGGTAATATTAACTTTAATGTTAAGAATACTAATAAGAAAATTGCTACTGCTAAACAGAGTAGATTAGCTAATAAAAATATTATTAGTAAGAGTTATATAAAAGATTTAATTAAGAATAGTGGTTTCTTTGATGTTGATGTTAATGAAATATTCAATGATATGGTGGAAGACGATTTAATTGTTCCTATTAGTGAAGATAAATATACTTCTAATCAGTCTATTGGTACAATACTTCAATATTTTGATGCGTATTTACCAGAAAAAAATACTGAAAAGTATAATGCTTTAGTAGATAAATTAAATAGTTTTAAATTAAATAAAATTGATGTTCTTGATACAGGTGTTAGAGAAGAAATTAAACATTCAAAGGAGTATAGATTAGTAACATTAAATAATTATTTGTCACAGAAGTTTGTTAAGTTTTATGTAAGGAACTTTACAAAACTTAGTGATAATCTTTATGAAGCTGATGTTATTTTTGTAAATAATGGGTTGAAGAATAAGTTACATATTTATGTAAGTTATAATAATTCTAAGATTGAAAAAGTTGAAGCTGTATTTAAAAAGGGTAAAATCCCTATGTCAGAAGCAGTTTCTTTATTTAAGACAAAACCTGCTTTAAGTATTTATCTTAATGATAATCAGCAAAATGTTTGTACGGACAAGATTATTATGACAATCAATCAGATTTATAAGAAATTATCAATGATTTTCTCTCAGGAAGAAATTTCTAGTATTATTGAAAATTGGATTGCTAATTCTTACATAGTTAATATTGGTGGCGAAACTTATGTATCTGATTACACATTTGAAGAATTATTAACAATGGCAGATAATGCTGTTCTTTCAAATGAAGAAGTTAATCGTTTGATAACTTTAAAATCATATTTTGGTGAGAAGCAGTCCTTTAAGAGAGAAGCTGTTGGTGATACAGGTGTAAGAGAACCGTCTGAGTATGTATCAAATCAAACATTAATTAATAATGTAAATGAATTTTTATCAACTTATTTTAATAGTTTTGAAATTGAAGAAATAAATACAAATTCTATTTCAACAGAAGGTAATTCAAGTATTAGTTATGTTATAAGAGTATTTAATGAAGATAATGGTCTTAGTTTAAGAATTAGTTTACAATTTGCTTTTGATAATAATACAATAAAAGATTGTATTTGTAGTGTAAATGGCGAGAATATTTCTATTGATGAACTTGAAAAAGTATTTGTTGTAAATGAATCTTTAAATAAGTATTTAACTATGTTTAATGGTAAGAAGGTTAAATCTTCTATTATTATAACTAAAAATTCATTAAAGGAAAAGTTAAGTAAAATTGCTAATGTAACTGATGAAAGTTTAGAAGATACATTAGATTTATTAGTAAAGAATAATAAGTTAAAGAGAATCGCTTCTGATATGTATGCAAGTGATTATTCATTAGAAGAAATTATTAACTTATCTAATTTAAAGCCATTATCTGATGAAGAATTTTTATATAAGATTAAGAAAGCACAGAACAATAAATTGTTAAAGTTATCTAAGAATTATATAAATGATAATGATACAAGATTAATGGTTGATAATTGGTCTGCTGAAAGAATTAGAACTCATATTTGCAGTAAGTTAAATAAATATTTCAAGAATTATTCTGTAATGAATTTCGATTACAATAATAACAAATATGTTGTAGGTGTAAATGCAACAGATAAGGACGGTATTAATAAGTCAATGATGTGTTACTTTGACGTAGACAAAAACCATCCTAATGATATTATTGAAATTACAAATTTAGATAATGAAAATGTTGAACTTTCTGAGTTTTTACAGAATAATGCACCTAATGTTTATAATGATAAGGGTATTATTACAAGGAATCAATTACAAGATAACTTAATTTATATTATTGATGTTGATGATTTAGATGATATTATCGTAGATTTATTTAATGAAGATATTTTAGTTCCTATTGAAAATGATAAATATATTATGAATTGCACAATGTCAGATGTAGTTGGTTATTTATCAAAGAATAAGAGAACAAATCTTGCAAAGGGTAAGAAGAATAAATTAAATGGTATTAATAGAAGAAATGCTATTGATACAAAAATTAAGCAAGATATTGAAACAGATACAAGAAGTATTGAACAGGAAGAAAAATTAACTCTTGCAGGTGAAAAGTCTAAAGCTAATTTATTAAATTTAGCAAAAGATATGTATAAGAATAAAAAGATTACATTAAATAAACTTAATTCAATAAATGCACAATTAAATAGTGCTAAGAGTGAAAGAGAATTAAATGTAGTTAATAATGAATTAAATAAATATTTACGTTAAGGGGAGGGTAAGATATGAGAATAAATACTAATATGTTATTAAATGAAAATAGAGGTAATTGTTCAGTACCTACTCTTGACTATAAAAGATTGTTAAAAGAATCAGAAGAAATAGTTGAAAAAGACAAGAATGATAAAAGAGATAAAACTTTTACACTTGATAAGATAACAGAAAAGAGTACTGATTTAGAAGTTCTTACAGTAGCAATACAGCCTGAATTAAAAACTGAAACAGATTTGGAAACAAATATGTTTTCTCCATATCCACAGAGTGATATTCCATTTAGTAATAGTACTTCTTGGATAGGTCAATGACAAAACCAGTATTTCCAATTGATAGTATAACAACAAAATGCGGTGATATAATTACTTTTTATGTCACCGCTGTAAATAATAAACCTTGGTTCAGAATTGAACAACAAAATAGGTTTTCAGCAAGTTCTTATTACGATGGTGACGATGTGAGTAGGGCAAAAGAAATATATTGTGATTTGTTATTAGTTTTTAAAGGCATAAAATCTATGGAAGAATTTAGTAAAAGAGATTTGACAAATGATATTAAAAAATTGAATTTAACAGTAGAAAGAGAAAAGAAAGATTTATCTTTCATGCAGTTAAAGAGCGACCCATTGTTTTTGGGGATTAATGATTTTGGATTTTAAGAATATAAAAATAATGAGGTTTTTGTATGAAAAGATTAATTAAGGCTTATGAAAATGGATTTACAGTACCAGCACCAATATTAGTTCCTGATTTTCAAAATAAAATAGAAAATGATGAAATTTGTGATATTACTTATGATAGCGGTATTGATAAGACTTTTTATTTTGAACAGGAATTGGATAATGCCGAATGGGCATTACAGGCATCAATAGGAGGTAAGAGAATGAGAGGAAATTGGATTAAAGCATTTATTTCAGCATTGGACGATAATAAAAACGAAGATATAAAGAAAGATGTTACAGCAGATTTAGAAGTGGATGAAGCGACAGAAATGGAAGAAGATAACATAGAAGCAGAGATAAATGTAAACGACTTACCTACTGTTATCTGGAATGATGAAGAATATAGAGTATTATTTGATGATGCTAAAGGAACGGCAGAGGTTTTGAATGATTATGGTAATCACGTAATTACTCTTAACGCTACTACTATTGATGAAGTAAACAAGCAATTAGGTGATAGTACAATTGTTGCAAAGAGAATGAAAAGATTAAATAGAATTGCAGAACAGTTAAACTGCGATTTATTAGCAGTAAAGCCTGATTATGCAAGAATTGAAGATTTTACAGAGGAAGAATTTGATGCTAAAATGATTGAGTTTGAGAATATGCTTGATTCAATTGAATTAACACAGAATAAAATTGAAGAAGATAATAATACAGACCGCACACAAAGAAAAGAGAAGTATTATATAAATTATATTCCTTTAAATGAAGAAGATGAGGAATTATTCCAAGCTCAGGTTTGTCCTAACTGTAATGCAGAGGTAAAGATTACTTCACAGGATGATGAGTATGCTTATGTAACTTGCGAAGATTGTGGTGCTCAATATAGAGTAAATCTTGAAACTGGTGATATTGATTTTATCGCTGATGATACAGTAGAATAAAATATTTACAGGTGGAGGTTAAAAAAATGAATAATAAATTATTTATTAAAACACCTTTAGATTTAAGAATGAAAAAAACATCTAAAGAGATAGAACAATTAAATATTGAATTAAAAGATTTAGATGATTTTTGTAAAAATATGATGGAATTAGGTTATGAAAATCCATTAAAGGATAAATTAGTTAAAGATACTGATGAAAATGAAATTGAATTAATAATTAAAGATAATGTTGTTACTAATTTAATAATTTATGATTTAAACAATAATTCAGTAGAGATAACTCCTGAATTAGAAGATAAAGTTATGGACGATATTATTTCTTCTATTAATCCTAATCCAATAAAAGAAATTTTTAATAAAGAAGATGCTGAATTAAATGATGTTCAAACATTAGAAGATAATGAAGAAAATTCAGAAGAAAACGAAGAAGTTGATACATTTGATTTTTCTGATGATAACACTTCTAATGGCGATTCTTCTGATAATGATACTTCTAATGGTACAGAGGAAAATAGTGAAGAAAAATCTTTTGATGAAACAGAAGAAAAAACTGAAAATAATAAATGATTTTAATTAAATATTTTGAAAAATACTCTTATAATAAATGTAAGAGTATTTTTTTGTTTTTGAAAGGAAGATTATAATATGTCAATGGAATATGAAGAAAGTAGTGAGAAAAAAAGTGGCAAATTTTTACAAGGTGAAACAGTTTATTGTAGTGATAAGAAATATACTGTTGCATTTGGACCATTTGAAAAGGGATTTTTCTCTTATTATGAAGTAGAAAATGAGGAAGGTTTTCTTGAAACAATAGATGGTAAAAAGTTATATAGGAAATAGTTTATTTCTTATTAAAAGGTCTTTTATTTATATTAAAAAAATATAAAATGTTTAAAACTCTTCAAAGAAAGGAGGAGAACCTACTTTGAGTAAAATAGTTACATCAAATGTAAATGATGAATTTAAAAGAATAACAGCAAATTCAGATTTGATAAATAGGGGTTATGCTCATTATAATCAAGGTGGAAGTCTAATGACTTCTTCTTTGACTGAAAAAAGAGAATTACCACAAAATGTTCAAAGAAAAATGTCAAAAGGGGCAGTAGCCAATGTTCGTATGACAAGCCCTAATTTCTATCATCCATTGTTTGAATCAACAAACATAATGTTACCGAGAGATAGACGTGAAAGAAATGAATGGTGTAGACATTTTTATAGAACAGAACCTATTATTGCTACTGCAATTGACTTACATACAGAGTTCCCTATATCAGATTTTAATATTGTTTGTGAGGACCCGTATATAAGTAAATTTTTTAATTTTATGATTTTTGATAAAATTAATATTCACGAATTATTACTTGATATTGGACTTGAATATTGGAAAATAGGTGATGTATTCCCTTATGGACAATTAAATGAAGCAGAAGGTATGTGGGAAAGATTTATTTGTTATAATCCTGATTATATAAATATTCAGACTTCTACATTAGTAAATGACCCTATTGTTGAGTTAATTCCAGATGCACAAATACAAGCAATTGTACAAGGCGGTCCAAATGGTGAATATGGAGATATTTATAGACAATTAACACCTGATATTATTTCTTCTGTTTCAAGAGGACAGAATATAAAATTAGATAATAGATTAGTTTCACATATAGCACACAAAGCTTCACCTTATGAAATATGGGGTACACCTATTATGATGAGGTGTTTTAAAACGCTTATTTATAAAGATAAATTAAGGTCTGCTCAGGATGCTATTGCAAATAGACATATAATGCCTTTAAGAGTAGCTAAAATTGGTCAGGCTGGTGAACCATATCCATCACAGGACGATATTGATGATTTTAGAGATATGCTTTATGAAGCAGATGGAGACCCATCATTCTTCTTAGTATATCATTATGGTTTACAATTTGAATATGTTGGTTCTTCTGGTCATATCTTACCTCTTAATTCAGAATTTGATTTTATCCAAAAAGAATTGATGAATGGTTTGTGTATAAATGAAGCAATGTTAAACGGCGATGGACCTACTTACGCTAACGCTGAGGTTGGTTTTAACACATTGGCTAAAAGATATATGTCTTATAGATTAAGACTTGAAAATTGGATAAAATATAAGGTTTTAAAGCCTATTTCAGAAATACAAGGTTTCTATACATCTAAGAATGGTGAAATTCAATCTAAGTATATGTCAGAAAAACAAAGAAAGATTTCAGCTGCAAGAAAAGATATGGAATTGGTAATACCTGAAATACAATGGCAACAAGAAGATTTGACAAGTAATCAGAATATGATTAGCTTTATTCAGAATTTAAGAGATAAAGGACTTATTTCTGCAACTACTATATTACCTATGGTTGGTTTAGACCCAGAAATTGAAAAAGTCAATCTTGAAAATGAAAAGAATACTGTTTTTGATAGTGCGGCAGAAATGTCACCACCAGGTGGAAATGAAACACCTGAAACAGAAGAACCAAAGGAAGAACCAAAAGAAAAGCCAGTTGAAATTGAAAAACCAATTGATTCTGTTGATACAATACCTAAAGAAAGTAGCAGAAAAGATTTTTTCGTAGAGGGGGAAGCAATTCCTTCCCCAGTTATAAAGAAAAAATAAAATATTTTAAGGTGGGGAGTGTAATGAATAACTATTTAATATCATTAAATAATGAATTAACCGAGATTTATAAAAAATTACAATTAAATAATGATATTGATTTATTCATTGAGGATTTAAAACCTTTATTATATTTTTATATAAAGTCTGTTACTTGCTGCGGAATTAATGTTGTTAAAAGAAGATTAAGAATTAAAGATTTATTAAATGATATCGATAAAGTAAAAAATGATGAAATAGAATTTAATAATGATATTAATTATGTAAAAGATAATATAAACGACTTTGAACAAATACTAAATTATTTAGTAGAAAGTTTAATTTATGTTTATCGAAAATCTCAATTATTAGAATATAAAGAAAATAGTTTTAATGAAATTATTGTTATTACTGATAATAGTAGTTGTGATAAATGTAAAACAATATCCAAACAAAAACATACAGTTGATTATTTAATTGATAATTTAGATAGAAGTTGTGCTTTGTGTTATATAAAATATGATATTACTACAGATATAAATAAAAGTATTTTAAATAAAGTAAAATTTTCTAATAGTGAATTAATTACTGATTATAATTTTATTCTTGTAAGTAATATTTATGAAATACCAAATATTAAAGAACAATATTCACAAGAAGAATTAGATGTAATTAATGAGAATTTTGTTTCTATTCAAAATAATAATGATGTTTATATCAATAATGAATATACAAATACAGATTATTTAATTGTAAAATATAGTATACAAGATAAGCTTGTTTTAAATGACTATTGGATTGAAAAATACAATAATAATAAAAAATATATTAATTATATAGCAATGAAAAATGCAGAACAATATTTTGTTGAAAATGTAATTATGTATATTTTACAACCTAATATTTTAAAACAAATAGATAATGAGAATTATGAAAAAATAAAAGTTGATATTTTTAATAATATTGAAATTAACTAAGGCGGTGATTGTTTGGTAATAGCTATAATAAATGATTTAGAAACTGATAATTTTTTAGGTGTTATAGGTTACACTAATGATAATATTGGTTTTTTATCAAACAACGCCGAATTAAATGAGGTTTTAAATGTAATTACAGATTATGATTATTTAACTATTGATATTGAAGAACATTTAAATAATCAAACTTTAATATTAAGTAAAAAAGTAACTTTAAAAGATGATATGTATATATATGGAATAATGGAGTATTTGCCAAAGAAATATTATATAAAAGAATACAGAGAGATTAGTGGTGATTTATCAGAGGAATTAAAAAATAGTTTTAGAAGGGGGCAAATATGATGAAAAGATTATCAAATCACGTTTCACCTGCTATGCATGAAGAAGTAATTGAGCAGATGTGTGATAATACTTTAAAATCAAGATATTTAAAACAACAAGCTACAAATGAATATTTATTAGCAAAGAGAATTGTTACTTACTTACCTATTGCACCTACAAATAATTTAATTTATAAAGTATGGTGTGATATTGAAGCAGGTTATTATGATTTCTTGAATGATATATTTGATAACGATAATTTTGCTATATTATTAGATACAACAAGAGAACATTTAATACAGCAAGGAATTTTGTTTGATGATATTCCTGATAATACAGCAAAATATTTAAATATCAATGATGCTTTGACAGGTAATAGATAGAGTAGGTGATTTAAATGAAAAGATTGGTTGCACAAAAAATCGATTTTGACGATGACATTGTAATTGTATATGATGACAAGGGTAATGAAGTATATAACGGAATGTTTGATTATTGTCCGTATAAAGAAGATATAGACGAAGCTCCTTATAATAGGAAAGATGACTGCTATTATATTTCTCACGGATATAAGGTTGTATGTGTTTAATAAGCGGTGGTGAGAGAATGAAAAGATTGGTAAAAAAAACTGATAATAATTTAGAAGAAATTAGGATTTCTCTTTCTAATGATTTGGGTTGTAATAGTGAAGATATTGATATAAATGAAGATATGATACGTGCAACACTTAATTTTGAAGATGTTACAAATAAAATTGCACCTCAACTTTTTACCAGTGAAGATATTGATATTATCAATGATTGTGTTAATGAAATTGGTTCAAATGAAATAATAATTTTAGTTAAGAATGATTGTGTTGAAGTAGGCTTAGATGCTGAAAATGTTGAAATAGTAAAAGATGCTATTGAATTAGTTTCAAAGGTATCACAACTTCAAAAAATGATAGAAGATATTTTGATAAAGAATACTTCTAATGTTTTCTAAAGGGGCGAAAGTGATGAGACGGTTAGTTAAATCAAGTATTGATTATAATAATTTTTTTTCTGATATGGTTGACGAATTAAATAGTAAGGATGAAACTTTATATGATGAATATAAAAATAGTGGTAAATATAGTCAAGACCAATTATTTTGTATTTATGATGTTTTAGATACTCCAAGGACAAAAGAGATGATTGATTATATTGCTAATCCTAAGTTTAATCCTGAACAAATGGATGCGTTACGAGATGTTTTTAATCTTTATTCTTTAGACGATGATGAAGCTAAGTTTATTTCAGATATTGATTTTAGTGCAGAACAAATAAATGAAATAGGTTTTCAACTGGGTAAAGGAAAGGTAGATTTAGAAACTTTAAAGAAGTTAAAGCATTTAAAAGAATATTCAGCAGAAGAAATAGAAGATATTGTTTTTGACTTAAATCACGACAAAATTACTGTTGATGAACTAAATGATGCTATTTAAGTTGATTAAAAAATTCGGAGAGTTTAACTCTCCTTTTTTTATAAAATTCTTTATATTATTTATTTTTTAAATAAAAAAGGTGGTGTTGTAATGAAAAGACTAGTAAAAGCAGAAAATATAAATGAATTATTAGATAATAATGACTTATCTGCATACATTCAAGATAATATAGGAAATATGACTTCTATGGAGTCATTAAATGATTTATCAGAAGCTGATGTAAAACACGATAGGTGTCCTGTTTGTAATTATAAACAATTACAAAAATATGATGGTTTTAAAATTTGCCCAAGATGTTTTAATATATTTAAAATGTTAGAGGGGAAAGCTTATGTGGTTTATTATTAATAAAGGTGAATTATATGAAAAGATTAGTTAAAGCTTATTGTTCTATTGATTTTAATAATGATGTGCAAGAACATATTGTTACTGATGATAAAAGGTTCGATAATGAATATATAGTGATGGCAAAATTAATATTAACAAGAATCCCTATTTTACCTACAAATGAACGAGTTTTAAGATTAGCACAAGATATAGAAAATGGTAAATTTGATGATTTACCTGATATTGATGATAACTTAAATTTATGGGCAGAAAGAGCAACAGAATTATTAAAAAGCAAAAAGATTTTGTTAGGTGAATAAGTGTGCAAGAATATGAATTGTTATATAATTATTTAATTAATAAATATAAAGAGTTTTATTTTGATGGAAATTGTTCTGTATATAATATAGAAGACATTGAAAATCTTTATGACAAGAAAAAAGATATAGTTTTAAAAAAGGGGACTATTAGTTTTGTAAAAGAAAATTATGAAAAGATAATTGATAGTAATAAAATAGATTTGTCTTAATAGTAATAGTTAAATATATAAAAACAAATATTTAACATATTTTTTATAAAAAGTAATAAAGGATGGTGATAAGCGTTGTTAATTAAGAATAATACAATTTTTAGAATTGATGATATTTATGAAAACAAGGACGAAATTGTTTTTTATACAAACAAAAAGCCTGATTTCAATATTTTAAGACAATCAAAGACATTAGAAATGAAATATCCTTTGACAAAGACAGCTAAGATAATAAAAGTTGCACCAAAGGAAGATGATTTCTTATATGTAAGAAATAGAGCTATTTCTGCTGGTAATGTAATTGAAAATCAGGATGGTACAACAACAATTATACCTATGGATGATTTATATAAAGAATTTGAAAGATATGCACAGACGTGTAGAGGTGCAAATAGTAATGGAGATTTTTTTTCGGACACTGAATTAAAAGAACACTATAAAACATTTATAGGTAAGCCTGCATTTGTAGACCACGATAATGAGAATATTGAAAATGCTCGTGGTGTAATTATAGATGCAGTATACAACGAAAAAGGTAACTTTGTAGAGTTATTAAAGGCAGTAGATAAGAAAGCATATCCTGAATTAGCACAGGGAATATCAAGACATTATATAACTGACACTTCAATGGGTTGTAGATGCGGTTATTCTATTTGTTCTATATGTGGTAATAAGGCTGTATCAGAAGATGATTTTTGTGAGCATATAATCAATTATAAGGGTTCTACATTTAATGGTTTTCCTGTTTGGGAAGATAATAGAGATATTGAATTTTTTGAAGATAGTTTTGTGACAACTGGTGCAGACCCACAAGCTAAGATAATGGAAAAGGTAGCAAGTAAGAATTATGCTCCTGTTTATAGACATTCAAGAAATAGATATGATAATATAACTAAGGAAACAAATAAGAGAATTTATGTAAATAGAGTTAATTCATTTGCAGAAGAACTTAAAAATATTCCATGGAGTTAAAAGGAGAGTATATATTATGAGAAGATTGAGAGTAATGGCAGTAGATAAAGATTCTTTTACAGACCAGCAATGGACATTCTTAACAGAAACATTAGGGTTAGATGAAAAAACTATTAGTAATTTCAACAATGTTACTTTGTTTTCGGCTTATGCAAAAGGTAAACTGACAGATGAACAAGTAGATTTTATCTGGAATAAAGTTTCAGAAGGAAGGCGAAATGGTATTACAAATGGATTAAAAAATAACTTTACAGAAGACCAAATAAAACTTATGTTAAGTGATAAGTATTCTGATGATATTGCTAGTACATTATTTAATATATTTAAAAATAATCCATCACTTGATGTAAAAGTAGCAGAGGAAGTTTTAGATTCTATTGTAAAAGATGGCAAAGATTTTAGTTCTAATTCTAATGTTTTAGGTATTGTGATTAAAATGTTCGAAAGTAAGAAAATTGGTTCTCCATATATTCACGATGCAATTTATTTTTGTAAAGATGAAAATGCAATTTATGCACTTTTTAATGCTTTATTAAATGGAAAAATAGATAATGATGATTTTTCGAATATTTATTATTTTGAGCCTGATGAAACAATGGTAAATACTCTTATAAATGCAAAGGAAGCTTTTTCTGGTGCTGGTAGAAATGATATATTTAAGGGTATAGTGAAGCATGATGAGTTAAAGGTAAATCAAATAAATGAACTTATTAATGCTATTGACAATCCAGAAGAAGAAAATGCACTGATAGAAAAGTATAAAGTTTTATCAAGAAGAAGTTTAAAAATGAAAAGACTTGGTGGAATGAAAAAGTTCTAAAAGATATATAATGTTAAAAAGCCTAATACAATTTAGGCTTTTTTCATTTATAAAAATAATAATTTCTTTTATTTTATAGTAAAGTTTTGTTATTAAAAAGTTAAAAATGAGGTGTATTCATTTATGAATAGGAATATAAAAAGACTTATTAGACAAGCTGATGATAGTCTTAATAAAATATATAAAAATACTTTTTTGGAGTTAGGAAAAGAAGGTAGAGAAATATTAAGAAGTCTTGATGAATATAGATATAAAGTAAGTAAATCAAAGGGCATTATAAATAATGATGAAAAAATGGCTAAAAAATTGGAAGAATGTATTGAAGATTTAAATCACGTATCAGCATATATATATGATTTTGTTTTTGAATTAGAGAATTATGAAATTGTTGATGAAACTGATAGTGCAAAGCAATTAGAATTTTCAAAACCAGAAAAACCTGAATTTTCAGAAGATGATGAAGTTTCAGAAAATGAAACTACTGATGAAACAGAGGAAAGCGAGGAAACTGATAATACAGAAGAAACAAATGATGAAGTAACTGACGAAGTAGAAAATAGTATGCCTGATACAAGTGCAACAGAAGATAAAGAAGAAATTTCACAAGAAGATTTAGATGCTTTGTTCGATGGCGTAGAATAATAAAAATTGAAAGGTGGCAAAAAAGAATGAAAATTAAAAAGATAAGTAATGAAAATAAAGTAAAAACATATAAAGTAAATATTTTATTAAATCAAAATGAACAGGATGGTTTTTTTGTTGGTGATAAAGTTCTTAATAAAGAATGTAATTTGAATGGTAAAATAACTAAAATCGATAATAATACTATTTTTGTTACTTATGAAGATAAGACTGTTGAAAGAATAAGAAAAAGTAATGCTAATGAAGTTTTGAGTTATGTTGATGATGTTCAAACTGTTATTAGTCCTATGTCACCCCAAATATCAAATAAAGTTGTTACTAAAGCAATAGATAATTTATCTAAAGCTGGTGAAATTTTTAATGATGAAGAAGTAAAAATAGATAAAAGAAAAATGAGAATAAACGCTGAATATGAAAACTATAAGAATAATAAGGAAGAAAACGAAAAGGAAAAAAATATAACAGATATAATCAATTTAGGTATTTCTAAAGGACTTATAGATAAAGATGAGTTTGAAGTTGAAAAGGTAAAACTTTCAATGATGGGTGAAAGAGATTTTGAAGAATATAAGGATAATATTTTAAGCTTTAATAGTAAATCTGTTGTTACTTCTTTAAAAGAAGATGAAGAAGATGAACAATTAACAGAAGGCGAAAAAATGTTAAAGAGAATAAAGAACGGTGAAAATTTAGTTGCTTCTAATATGGATTTTGAAAAGTTTTCTGGTGGTAGTAATGAATCAAGAAGTTTAGAGAATATTGCAAGTTATAATACTCCATATACACCACCTAAGCAATATGCTCAAAGTCAATTTCAAACACAAGGTTTTTCTCAATATCAACAGCAACCGATAATAAATAATTTATCTAATGCAAGAGAAGCAATGAGTTTTGATAAGAACTCTTGGATGGGAGAATTAGATTGGACTGTGTTAAGTAGAAACTAATATATATATTTATATATTGTATTTTTTATAAAAATGAAAAAGGTGGTAATTTTATTATGAATAGAATTAAGACAAGAATGAAGAAGATTGCAAAGCTTGATAAGATGAAGAAGTTTGCTTTTGGTGAAAGTGTTTCAGAAGTATATGAGGAAATCAAGGATGATATCGAACACGCTAATAGAAATAGAGATGTAGAAAGAATCTATTTTGATACAGATAATGGCGATGGTGAGTGGTTCTATATTGTTGAGGGTGATACAGATAAATTTACAGTAATCGTTGCTCAGAATGATGAGGATGGTTATACTTCAACAAATAAGTTTGAACTTTCACAAGAAGAATTCTTAGATATGTCAAAGGATGATTTTGAAAGAGAAATAAATGAAGCTATTTATTATGCAGAGTAATAATTAAAATGTTAAAACGGTAGTATTAATTACTACCGTTTTTTGTATGTAAAAAATATATGTTAAACTATGTATAAAACAAAAAAATGTATGAAAGCTTTTAAGATTAAATATAACATTAGAATATCAACGCAAACACTAGCAATGCTATCGCCACCCTCTTTTTCAAATAAAAATTTAAGTATTTTTTCTTTCATAAAAAATCCTCCTTTGTGCATTTTGTATATTATATCATATTTTTAATTATTTGTCAATGTTCTATTTCACTTTATGATTTTTATTTAAAAAGTAAAACATTTATTATTAAAAAGAATAAGGAGATAGGTAGTACGAAAAGATTAGTTAGAAAGGCAAATAAGAAATTAACAAAGATTTCTTTTAGTGAATTAGTATCTATAACAGAAGTTTTTGGATTGGTTACAAGAAGATTGTAGAAATGCTAAAGAAAATAACAATACAAAAAAGATTTTTATTGATACAGAAAGTGCGATGGTAAATGGTTTATTTTTGTTGAGGGTGATACAGATAAATTTACAGTGAGTGTCATTCAGGATATTTTAATTGATGAAAATAATGATGAATTTACTTATGATGAAGTAGAAGAAGTTTTTTCTGATAAATATGAAGATGCAACCCGTAGTAATAATTTTACTCTTACAGGTGAAGAAGTTTTAAAGATGACAGAAAAAGAATTTAAAGATAAGCTTAATGAAGCACGTTATTATGCTACTACTTCTTATTAAAATATTTAAAAGAGAGTATTAATTACACTCTTTTTTCTTGACGAATATATTTATCCTATCGTTATATTTAATAATTAAAAATATATTACATTATTAAATTAAAACAATTTAGAAAGTTTTTTAAAAATCTTAGTTATATAAATAATTTCCTTATGTATTTATAAATCGAAGATGTATTAAAAACAAGTAAATTTAGTTTAATTGATTTATTTTAATATATTACAAATCTGATTTTAAATCAGTAGGTACAAATATGAGTGCCTTATAAATAGTATAAAAGACAATTTATTGTTATCATATAAAAAATAAAAAAATAATGATTATAAAGAATTTCGGAGGTGTATGTAACTATGGCAGTAGCTGGTGGTTATAAGGTATTCGGACCTACATATAATTCAACAAAGTATGTAAGATTTGGTCACGAAGGTACAGTAAATAGTTTACATGAAATTGATGATGCTTTAGTACCAACAAAGTCAGAGTTAATTGATATTGAAAATGAGAAGCAGTTCCAACTTGCAGGTAAGATTGTAGGTCTTACAGAAGAAGGTAAGGTTACACTCGCAAGTAGTGATGTAGCTCCTGTTGGTCTTGCAGTTGATGATTTAGGTGATGTTGCAAACTCATCTAACAAGGTTTCATTCTATTTCCGTGGTGGCGAGTATTATATCGCTGTTTCAAGAATGGGTGATAAAGCAACAGAACTTAAGCCTGGTACAGCTCTTACAGTAAAGAGTGATGGTATACTTGAAGAAGCTTCTGAAGGTGATACAGTAGTAGCAGTAGTAACAAAGGCAGCAGATGTATATACAACAGGTAATATGTATACTTATGCTGATACAACAAGTGATGCTTATGCAGATGCTAACGGTGGTTTATTCGTTGGTATCTCTTTAAGAATTTAATGAGGAGGTAATTTAATATGGCTATGACAAACGAACAGAAAGAATATTTAATTGCCAAGGCATTAGAAACTGATGAAGGCAGAGCAGCCCTTGCAAGTGCTATGGCAAACCCAATTAGACAGTCTCTTGACTATCAGGGTATTGGTAGAAAGTTATTGGTTGTAGACCCACTTCCACAGGGTGCTCTTCCAGTTTATGATAAGGATGTAGATGCTAAGGCATTCGTAGTTCCTAAGAGAGGTTCTGCACCTGACCAGATTGTTGAGGGTGACAGAATTCAAGTTCCTACATTTGAGATTGTAGCTTATCCACAGATTAGATTCTCTCAGGTTAAGGAAAGAAGATTTAATGTTATTGACAGAGCACAGCAGAGAGCTAAGTCTGACATTATGGCAGTTGAGGATTCAACAGTATTCACACTTCTTGATGCAGCAGCTGCTGGTCAGGTAGTAACAGCTGTTGATGAGGATGGTAAGGCAGTTGCTTCAAGACTTACAAGAGAACTTCTTACAGATGCTTTCAGAAATATTGAGCAGCACGACTTAGTAGCTACTAAGGTAGTTATGAACGCAGTTGCTTTTGCTGATATCAGAGCTTGGGGTAGAGATGACTTCGACCCAGTAACACAGCATGAGGTTCTTCAGACAGGTCTTTTTGGTCATCTTTGGACAGCAGATATTCTTGTATCAAAGATGTGTCCTGGCAACAAGGTATTCGTTCTTGCTGACCCTGAATTTGTTGGTGTTATGCCTATTCGTCAGGATATTCAGGTTATTCCTGCTGATAAGCCTGAGAATCTTAGACTTGGTTGGGTTATCTATGAGGAAATCGGTGTAGCAGTTGTTAATGCTATGGCAGTTTCTATGATTGACCTTGCACCTGCTGATGAAACAGCTACTGATGGTGGCGAAGCAGTTTCTAACTTAAAGTTTGATAATGCAACACTTTAATTCTTAAATTAAAGTTTATATAAAAGAGGGAGGTACTAAAAATTTAGTACCTTTCTTTTTTTATTTTTTCTTATATTTTATTTATATGTAATAAGAAAGTGAAGTGATTGTAATGTTTTATACTTTTAATGATGAACCGCATTTTTATCAAAATTTCGTTAAAGAAAATATATCTTTATTGGGTAAAATACTTATTGTTAAAGAACAATTAAATATTAATAATAAGTTTTTTATTGATATTTTGGCTTTAGATAGAACTAATAATAAAATTATTATAATAGAATTGAAAAATGCAGGTAAGAAATTTAAGATAATTGACCAAATAATTACTTATTATGATTTAATAATTAAATCTAATATAGAGGAATTGCTTGATGAATTTATTGAAAAAAATAATTTAAATATTTCTACTTTAGATGTTGACCTTACTCCAAGTATTTTTGTTGTAACTCCTGATTTTAATGAACAAATGCTTCAAAATTTTAATTATATAAATATTCCTAATATAAAATTGATTAAAATGAATTTAATACAAAATGATAATTCTTTTGAAGTTGTAAAAGAAGAATATAATCCTAAAGATATTATTGCTGATAATAAAGTAAAAACAGAAATAGAAAAAGAATATACCATTAATGATTATACAGTAAATATTGAAGCAAAAAGATTGTTACAAAGTCTATTGAATTATTTAAATTATGTTTACAAATGTAGTAATTTTTTTTACAAAGATAAAATTACTGTTTATTTGGATAAAAATTGGCTTATGCAAATAAATGTTTCTCAAAATAAAGTCTATTTAACATTTAAGGAAAAACAAATAATAAAAAATAATTTATTATATAATCATGAAATAACTTCCTATAAATTACTTAAGGATAAGATTAAAATAGAAATAAATAAAATTCCTGTTGAAACAATAAGAAGCTTAATAAATGATTAAAGGAGTTGTTACCTTTTGGATTATTTAAATGAATGTGATATAATGATTAAGTTGTTAGAAAGTCAATTAAATGCTTTAAAAGTTCACGCAAATGAAATAGAAAAAATGATTGAAAGAAATACGGACGAGAGTATTATAAAAGAATATTACGAAAAGAATGTTTTGTAAATTAAAAAGAAAGGATTTTTATAATGAGTTTAAAAAAAGTTTTAAATGTAGATTGCCCTTATAAAGAAGTAGAATGTGAGTCTGAAAGTTGTTCTTGCTATAAATATACAGCGTGGAGAAATGCTAATAATGAACAAAAATTGGAAGAATTTATAACTTCTTTGGATTGTGATTATCATTGTGATGATACGTTAAAAATTCTTATGGCAATTGAAAAAGAAAAATTAAATAGTTTTATTTTTAATGAAGATAATACTTTAATAACAGATAAAATTATAAGTGATTTTATAACTCATATTGAAATGAATATTAGTAATGTAAGAAAACATTTGAATTATTTTTTTCATTGTAATATAATTACAAATAATAAGGAGTTAATAAAAGATTTGTTTAATTTATTTATTTCAATTATAGATTTATATGTTATTTCAGAATATAGTTTTGATGAAATAAAAAAATTATATTTCTTAACTTATTCTGAAAATATAATTGATGTTTATGATATTATTAAATATGCTTATGAAAAGCAAAGTACTAATAAAAGATTATCTTGTATAGAAAATGTAAGTGAAATAGTAGATGCTATTAAAACAAATGATTTGTTTTCTGAGGAAGAAGAAAAAGAAAACAATAGTTCATTTAACACACATAATATAAATATGCTTATATTATTAACTTACTTATCTGATTGTTGTTCTAATATAAGAAACGCAATACATTGGGAAAGCTACAAAGAACAAGAGAATACTAAGAATACTCCTTGTTTTGAAGTATTATTACACGATATAATAAATATTTTTATTTCAATTGGTTATAATTCAAATATGTTGACATTAGATTTAATAAAAATTGGTGCGGAACAATTATTGAGAGAACAATATAAAAACGAAATTTAATATAAAATATAGGAGAGGATTTTAATAATTCTCTCTTTTTTTTGTTGACAAATCATAAAAAAAATGGTATAATTGCATTGTGTAAAATGTTTAATGATTGAGGTGAATACGATGGATGTAAGCAAGGAAAGATTTTTAAGTAAATTTCCTTATAAAGAAATGAGAAAAGAACAACAATATGTTTTGGAAAAAATATATGACAATTATGACAAATATGATTATTTTGTAATAGAAGCTCCAACGGGAACAGGCAAGTCGGCAATAGCAAAAACCTTATTAGATAATGTAAAATATGGCACTATATTAACAAGCACTAAACATTTACAAAATCAATATGAAAATGAATTTCAGAATATGCCTTCTATAAAAGGTAGGAGTAATTATGAATGTTTTTTTAGTAATGGTTGTGTTCGTTGTGATAAAGCTCCTTGTAGAACAAATCAAACATTAAAAAATGAATGTTCCCAACAAGATTTATGTGAGTATGATAAAAAATTATCAATAGTAAGACAAAATTCTTTTGTAAGTTCATATTCATTTTTTTTATCTTCTAAGTCAAATTTATTTGCAGGTAAAAGAGAAAAGCAAAAGACGAAACCATTTTTAGATTTAATTATTCTTGATGAATGTCATTTGTTGGAAAATAATCTTGTTTCTGATGTTGGTTTTTCTTTAAATGTTGAGGAATTAGATAATCAATTTGAAATATTGACAGATATTGAACTTGATGAATTATTAAAATTAACATCAAAGTTCAAAGAAGGTTATGAAAATAATAAGATTACTTTTAAAGCGGTAAATAGTGTTTTAAGACGAAGAAATAAATATTATTATCAAAAAATAAAAGAATTAAATTTAGCAGATAAAAATATAAAGAATATATCTGTTGATGATATAATTGAAAATTCAGAACTCGTAAGTAAACAGGAAAAAATAGAAAAGCTATTAAAGAAATTAGAAAAGTTTTTAACAGCTAGTGATAAGGAAAATTGGGTAGTAGAACCTAATGAAAAAACTTTATATGTTCAACCTATAAATATAGGTAATTATTTTCTTGATAGAATAAAAAATTATACAGATAAAGTTGTATTTTTATCAGCTACTATTTTGGATTTGGATGGATTTGTAGACGATTTAAATATAGATAAGAGTAGAGTTCTTAAAATAAGAATACCATCTACATTTGATGCTAAAAACTCACCTATTGTTTATGTTCCTTGTGGTAGTATGAGTTATAAAAATATAGATAATACTATTCCTAATGTTGTAAAAGAAATTAAACGTATATTAAAAGAACATAAAGGAGAAAAAGGTATTATTCATACAAACAATTATAGAATAACAGAAGAAATAATTAAACAAGTAAATAGTAATAGGTTAATTTATTGTAATAAAAATAATAAAATAAATAATGAGGAATTATTAAAAATACACGAGCAATCAAAAAGAGATACGGTTCTTATTTCACCGTCATTATCAACAGGTGTTGATTTAAAAGATGATTTAAGTAGATTTCAAATAATAATTAAAATGCCATTTCTTTCATTAGGTGATAGACGAGTAAATAAAAAATCTAAAGTAAATAAAAAATGGTATACTGTTGAAATGCTTAGAGGTCTTATGCAAATGTGCGGTAGAAGTACAAGACACGCTGATGATTATTGTGTTACTTATATATTAGATAGTTCATTTTCTTACTATGTATATAATTACGCAAAAATATTAGGTAAATCTTTTTTGAAAAGATGTATTTTAGATAAGGATATCTTCCATTTAGATAGATGGAAAGAATATGTAGAAGGGAAAATAAGCAATGAAAAAATATGATATAATAATAGTTGGAGCAGGACCAGCAGGTGTATTTTGTGCTTATAAGTTAATGAAAGAAAACCCTGACTTAAAGGTTTGTATAATGGAAAAGGGTAAATCATTAGCTGAAAGAAAGTGTCCTATATCAGAAGGTAAGGTAAATAAGTGTGTTAATTGCAAACAGTGTTCTATAATGAGTGGTTTTATGGGAGCAGGAGCATTTTCAGATGGCAAGTATAATATAACTACTGAATATGGTGGCTTTTTGAACGGCTATATTCCTGATGATAAATTATTCTCTTTAATGAATGAAGTGGATAGCATAAACTTAAAAATGTTCCATAGTTATAATAAAAGAAAGTTTAGTGAAACTTTAGATACTGCTTATTTGGATGATAATATAAGACAAATAAGATTATTTAGCTCTTATGATGAAGATTTAAAGAAGAAGTGTTTGCAGAATAATTTGCATTTATTAAGTGGTCAGTGTAGACATTTAGGTACTGATAATAATTTAAGAATTGGTGAGCAGCTCTTTTATGAATTATCTGAAAAAGTAGATATTATGTTTGAAACACAGGTAGAAACTTTTGGTTTTAGAGAAGATTTAAATGTTTTTGAAGTAAAATGCAAGCAAAAAGTTGACCTTGTGGAAGATGAAACAGTATATTACGCAGCAGATAAATTAGTTGTAGCTCCTGGTAGAGTAGGTGCTGAATGGTTAAAAGAAGTATGTAAAACATTAGATATTAAAACAACTAATAATCAGGTTGATATTGGTGTAAGAGTAGAAGTACCTTATGAAATATTAAGTGATATTACTGATAAGATATATGAGTTGAAAATAAAGTATAAGACAGATAAGTATGAAGATACAGTAAGAACATTCTGTATGAATCCTAAGGGATATGTTGTTACTGAAAATTCAGATGGTATTATTACTGTAAATGGTCATAGTTTTGATGACCCGAATTTAGCAAGTAAGAATACTAACTTTGCTTTATTGGTAAGTAATAGATTTACAGAACCTTTTGACGAACCATATAAGTATGGTAAATCAATAGCTTCATTTAGTAATATGTTAGGTGATGGTATTATTGTTCAAAGGTTTGGTGACTTAATAAGACATAGAAGAACTAATGCACACAGATTAGGTCAAAATACTGTAAGACCTACATTAAATGCAACTCCTGGTGATTTATCATTAGTTTTACCTAAAAGACATTTGGATAATATTATTGATATGATATATCAAATGAATAAAATAATTCCAGGTATGACAAATGACGATATATTACTTTATGGAATTGAAACTAAGTTTTATTCTGCTAAGGTTGAAGTAAATAATAACTTAGAAACAAGTATTAAAAATTTATATTGTATTGGTGACGGTAGTGGATGGACAAGAAGTTTAAGTTATGCTTCTGCTTCTGGTATATATGTTGCTGACAATATTTTAAATGATAAAAGAAATGTTGTATTGGACTAAAAAATTCTTAAAAATAATTATTTAAGGAAATTAAAAATATATTATTATATTGAATTAAAATTTAAAGGGTGGTTGGTAACAATCGCCCTTTTTTATGAGGAGAAATTAAAATGAATAATCAAGAATTGTACGAAGTTTCGACAGACGATGAATATTGTTTTAATTTAAAGGAGTATATAATAAATAATTGTAATATTAATTCAAAAACATTTTTTTCTTATATAAGGGATTGTAATGGCTTTATTGAAAATTGTTCTCCAACAATTAGTAAAGCCACTTGCAATATCGTTCAAAATAAATTATTCTTTATTAAATCTAAAGGTATTGATATTAAAAATTTTAAAGGACAAATTTCATTATGTAAAAATAAAAATCTTTATGATTGGATTCACTTTTATCTACTTAATGAATTAAGTTGGGAAGAAGTAAAATATTTTGTTAATATATTAAATAATTATGATATTTCAAAAAGAAAGATAAATAAAATATATTTCAACAGTTTAAAAGACGTAAATAATTTTATATCTAAATTAGATAAAACTAATAATAAAAGTTGTCTAAAGGTAGAAAAAATAAGTATTTAAGTATGATTTTTTAATTAAACGCATATTAAATCGAATAATATTTATATATTAGAATTGAGTAAATTATTTATAATTCCAAAACTTTATGTAATACATTTATGTAATTTTTTAAAGAAAGTAACTTAGTAAATGTAGAAAGTGAGGTGGGAAATATGAATTTAACTATTTTAGATGATTTTTTCTTGGAGTGTGAGCAAAAGGATTATGCACTGTATAGGCATTTAGAGAGAGTATCAATGCTTGCTTATGCAACTGCACAAGAATTAGGTTTATCTTCTAAAGAATTAGAGATGGCGTATATTTCAGGATTGTTACACGATATTGGTAAATTCCATTCTTTAACAGAAATGGAACATTATTCTAGTGTATCTGCAACAATTGTAAATTCTTTAAAAGAGTTTGAAAACATACCGAACATTATTTTACAGATAGAAGAAAAATATAATGGTAAAGGTTATCCATTAGGGTTAAAAGAGGATGAAATTAGTTTAATATCATACATAATTATTATATGTAATTATTATGATGAATTAAGAATGTTGGGAAAAACGCATAATGAAGCGACACACGAATTGAAGTCTAATTCAAAAGTGCTATTTCCTGACCAGCTGATAAAGCCATTTATTAATTCTACTGAAAAGAATAATTTAGATAAAGAGTATGGTGAATAAAAATTGAAGAAATATGATGCTGAGGAACAGAATTTGTTCAGAATTATAAAAGCTTCTGGTTATAAAACAACAAGTGATAAATTAGGAATGTATTTTGATAATGGTGATAAGAAATTCAGTGTTATTAAAATAGGTAATATTTATAATTGTTATTATAACAAAAAAAAAGGCGAAAAAGAATATGAACTTAAAGAGAGTTTTTTGTCACAGATTTTATTGAAGCAATGTTTGTTTTGGATAGTAAATAATTTAAATAAAAAAGATTAATAAAAATAAAAATTTCTAATATATAATATAGAAATTTAATTCAAAGAAAGGATTTTGATATTTATGAAGATTAAGAGTGTAAATGTAACAATGGACGATGGCTCAGTAAAGGAGTTTGAGATTCTTGATTGTATAATTCTTGGTTTAGCTAAGGGTGAAGAAGAAGGTAAGGATGTAGTACTTTCACAGATTTCTGAGAATAATTCTTTACAACTTGCTATGCTTAAGAACATTATTCACTATGTTCCAAAGGCAGCAGAAGAAGCAGAAACAGAGGAAGCAGAAGCAGCTGATGAATCTCCAATTGAAGTTGTAGATGCTGAGTAATTTTTAGCTTATTTAAGGGAGAAAAGTTTAATGGATAATGAATTGATTATTGCACAATTAAATAATAATTTGCAAATGCTTAATAGTAATCTAACGTATTTAAGTAATCAAATTAAAACTATTGATAAAAAAGTTAATGATATTTTAGTGGTTTTAAATAATAATAGGTTAGATGATGAAAATTTAAGAAATGAAATTGAGAATTTATCTGTTGAAATTAGCTCCATTGAGAATACAGTTAAAAACAATGCAAGAGAAAGATTTTATTATTAAAATTTTCACTCCCTACTATAAAAAGTGGGGAGTTTTTTATTATTAAAAATGTATTTTTTGTATGTAAATAAATATTATAGTTTAATTACTTTATTAAATAAGTAAAATAAAACTTTTTGATATATATATCGAATAAAATTCGATAAAGAAGGAGGACTTATTTTGTTTAGATTTAAGGCAAAAATTGGTACTGTAAAAATAAATGATTTAAAGTTAAGTATCAATAGTAAAGATTGGACATATCTTGATGACGAAAAGGCAACTAAATCAAAAGATATTAAGAATAATGTTGAAAAGCTGATAGTTGAAACAGATAATGAAAAGTTTAAGACTAAGAATCAACCTAAGAAAGAAACAGTAATTTCAAAGGAAGATGTTATAGTTGAGAAAGAGAACAAGATGTATACTGTTTCTCCTAACGAGAACAATTCAACTAAGAATGAAGATTTACAGCCAAAGTCAGAGGATATTACATATACTTCAAAAGAAGAAACTGTTAAGATTGAACCAAAAACAGAAGTTAAAGAAGTAGAAGTTTCTGTTGCAAAGAAAGAATCTGTAAAAGAAGAAGTAAAGGAAGAAACAACTTCTGAAAAGACTGATAAAAAGACAAAAATAGACAAGAAAGAAACAAAGACAAAGACTTCAAAAACAATAGATAAGGAAATAAATAAGGATAAAAAGAATATTAGTAAAATAGAAAAAACATCAACAAAGACAGCTAAAGAAACTAAATAATTTTTGTTGATTACAAGGAGGTTTACTCATAATGGTAGAGTGGTTAGAGAAGTTTGCACAGAGTAGAACAACAAAGAAAATGAATAGAACAGCAAGTCAGGTAATTGTTGATAAGGACAAGTTCCCTGATGCAGAAGATGGCGATACAGTTGATTTTGAAAATCAGAAGTATAAGGTAGTTAATAGCAAGTTTGCTGATGCAGATGGCGAGGGTGTTGTTTTAGAGAGCATTGATGAAGATGCACCTGTTGAAACTACTGAGGAAGTTGCAGCAGAAGAAACTCATGTAGAACCTGATGTTATGGACGTTGCTATGGGTACATCACCTGCTTATGATAAGCATAAGAATAAAGCACAGGAGTATGCTAATGTTGACCCTGAGGTTAATGACCCAGACCCAAGAGATGACGAAGTCGCTAAGTTTGAAGAAGAAGCAAAGGCAACGGAGGAAGCTATTGCAGCAGAAGATGCTATTGATGGTACATCTGGTGCTACAAAGCCAAACAGAATTTTACAGAGAATGTATGATAGTGGTGCATTTGAAAAGGCAACAGAGGAGGAAGAAGCTCCTGCTGTTTCTGATGATGATGTAATTGATTTAGAAACATTTGATTTTGATGATGATGTAGAGTTCGGTGTTGATAATGGTGAAACTCCTGATGTTGAGGAAGAAGCACCTGTTGAGGAAGATACAGATGTAGAACCTGAAACAGAGGAAGTAGAAGATGTTGACGATGCTGATGATATTGAAGATATCGTTAGTGTTGATGATGAAGAAGAAATTGAAGAAACAGAGCCAGAGGATTCTGATACTGATGAAACAGTAGAGGAAGATGCTGACACAGATGTTGACGAAGATGACGAGGAAGAAGTTGACATTGAAGATATCGCAAGTTTAACAAACGAGTTTAATGTTGTTTCAAGTAGATTTACAAACAGATTAAGAAAGAAGTAATAAAAATTATAAAATAAAAGTAATAAATAAATTAGTAAAATCTATTTTTTATAAAAATCATAAGGAGTGTTTTGAAGATGGTTAAGAAGAATTTAAAGAGAGTATCAAAGAGAAATATGTTAAAGGTAAAGGCTGCTAAGATTTGTAAGGCATTTGAGGAAGAAGCAGAGGAAATTCTTGAAGATGCAGAGGAAGCAGTTAAGGAAAACTTCCCAGCAAGAAATGTAAAGGCAGTTCTTAATCGTGTTTCAGAGAAGCTTGCTAAGGAAGGTATTAGTGCTAAGTTTGATTACAAGGTAACAAGAGGTCAGCTTAGAGCAACAGCAGCTATCGAAGCAACTGATGAGGAAATCACAGAAGCAGAGGATGCAATTGTATCTGCAACAGTAGCAGAGTTCGAGGACTTACTTGCTGATACTGAGGAAGTAGCAAACGAGGAAGTTGAGGCTTGTGGCGATATGGCAGAGGACGTTGAGGATGCACTTAAGTGTGATATCGAGTCAAGACTTGCTGCTATGGGTGTTAATTGCAAGCTTGCTAGAAAGGCTAAGAAGACAGTTAAGAAGGCTTCAAGAAGACCTGTTAGAAAGGCAAACAGAAAGGTTACAAAGAGACAGAATCCTATCCTTTCAAGAATGAAGTAATTTATTTTTAAATGATATATATTAAAAGGAAATCGTTTTAAAATGATTTCCTTTTTTTATTTAATAAATAAATTGAACAACAAAGGAAGGGCATAAAAATGAATGTATATAATTTAGGGGAACAAATATTTTTATATGCAACTTTTGAAAATGATTTAAATAATATCTCTTTCTTAAATGAACCTGTTGTTGAAATATTCTTTTTAAAAGATAATGATGTTATTACTGTCTTAAAAGAAAAATTACAAACAACAGATTATGTAAATTATTATTATAATTATACAATTCCTAATAATTTGGATTTAGGACAATATCAAGTAGTTTATACAGGTTTCGTAAAAGGAAAACAAAATAAAATATTTGAGAATTTTTTTATTGTTAATAATAGTATTCAAGGAATGAATCCTATTAGATTATATGGATATATATATGATAGTAAAAGTCATAAAAATGTTAATGAAGTAGAAATAAAAGTAATGAGCGATGATGGAATCTTTTATTATACAACAAATAATTTAATAGGACAATGGGAAGTTTATGTTTATCCTGGTAATTATAATTTTTTATTTAAGAAAAAAGGATATAAAACACAAGAAGTAAACGCAATTATAAATGATACATTACAAGATATAGAATTTAATAATATTGTAATGGAATAACAGAATAATGATTTATTAGGTAATGGTATTTATGAAATAAAAGACCAGTATATAACAAAAAATGGTCAACCATTAGAAGAATTAACTGTAAATATTTATAATGTAAATAATTTGAACGATTTAATAGTAAATACAAAAACTAATAGTGATGGTGAATGGATTGCTTATTTGGATGAAGGTTTGTATTTATTAAGAGTTTTTGGTACTTTTTTTAGTAAAGAGTTCGATAAAACATTTAGACTAAAAGTAAATAATAATGGTAATTTTACTTTTGATGATATTACAAAAAATAAAGCAAGTGAAGAAACTATTTTTTATCCTAATGGTTCAGGTGCTTGTAAGTATATAGATTATTTATATGATAAAAATAACAAACCTATTGTTGATGTACAAGTAAATATTTTAGATGGAAATGATATTCTGTATCAAAGTTATACTGATTTAAATGGTAAATTTGAATTTAACTTGGATGAAGGAACTTATACATTTGAATTTTATCATCCATCATTTAAAACAATAACAAAAAAGATAGAAATTAGTGGAGATTATAATGGTGAACAATTGCAGGGGGAGTAGAAAATGTATTATAAGAAAATTACAAAAACAGTTGATACAAATAATACAGATTATAATAAGTTTTCTATTAACAATGCAAGTAATATTTATGTATATATAAATGGTGTATTAGAAAAAAAAGAAAATATAAATTATTCAAATAATGAATTAACAATTAATAGTGATTTTAAAAATGAAGATGTAATAATTGTTGAATATTATACAGAAGAAGAAACCTCTTTAAAAATTGATGAAACAATAAAAGATTTTACTTTTATTTATGATGATAAAACTGGAACAAGTGGACACTTTTTTGAACTTGAAGGTATAAATGAAAATGATTTAATATTGATTTTTCTTAATGGTGTTTTGCTATATAAATCATATAGTATATTAACTGATAATAATAAAGTACAAGGTGTAAATATAGAGGGAAAGTTGATACAAGATGATATAATAAATATTAGGTGTTTTATAAGGAGTTGATAATGCTGTATGAATGGTGTAAATAGTGAATTATCCATATATACTTTATATAGAAAATTTGATGATTATTTGGGATTAAGTGGTGGTACTGTTACTGGAGATATAACTACCGAAGCAGATATACATTCAAATGGTTGGATTTGTGGATATGAAAATGGGAAAAAATATTACAAAATTCAAAACAATGGAGAATTTTACGGTAAAAAATTTAAAGCAAGTGAAAATATTACTGCTGAGTGTGTTGAAGTTACAGGCAGAAAAGGCGGTAGTGAAGAAAACAAAGATATAGATTATTTTACAGCTATACTTAAAGATGAAACTTTATATGATAGGGATGTGTTTGGTGAAATAACACCATTCAGAGTAAGAAATAATACTGTTGATTTCTTTCACGTTGAAGTTAAAGATAAGGGAAATTATACAGGAGCTTATTCGGCTTTAAAGATACAGTTAAAAAATAAAAATAGTTTTTTTAATAAAGACTTTTTGTCTAAGGACTATGGAAATGTAATTGATATTGTTGCAAATGCAAGAGATATCTATTTCAACTCTACTGATTTATTTATCAACAATATAGTTCAAGTTAGTGGTGTTGGTATTACTTTTTTAGATGGAAGTAAACACAAACCTGTTGCAAAAATTATACCAAATTATTATGAAGATGATAATCGAGTTTTTAATTTTATTTCAACAGAATCATTTGGCTTGCAGACAAGTAATAAAAAGAAAAATGAAGATAAGACAAGTAATAATAATATTGTATTTAATGGTAGATTGAATATTTGGTATTCTAATACATCTGTTGATAGATTTGAAAATACTGAAAGTAAGAGAAAAATTTTTGAAATGGGTAGTGATTGGATTAAATCTAACAATTTAATTAAATATAATAAAGACCTTTTTGAAGCTCTTAATAATGGCGAAACTAAAATGCAAGATAATACTCTTGTTTATAAAAAATATGTTGATGATAAAATAGGTACAGCTCCAAATAGTTTTAAATCATATTACAATAGCAGTGATGCTGTTAGACTTGTAATTGGAACAAGTGATAATGAGAATTATTTAACAACTACAATAGAAAAAGCTACTACTAAAAATGCTGGTGTCGTTACATTAGGTGCTCAAGATTTTTCAGGCGTTAAAAATTTTACACAGGGTATAACTGTTAATGAAATAAAAACACCTATTAGTTTAAATACAGAGAGTGGTTTATCTAAAAACATATTACAATTAACTAGTGCACAAGGTTTTGATTTTATATGGCAAAATGAATCATCAGATTCAGAAGGAAATGGTTTAGTTGGAATATATGATAATCCAAATCCTGCTGCTGATGATAATAACGATTATCCATTAAAAGTATTTGAAATAAATAGCCAAGGTGCTAATTTTAGTAGTAGTTTATCACTTGATGATATAGAATGTTTAAGTATTAATGAAAAAATAATTGAGGAAAATAAAGCTATAAACAATTTAAGTATTTTGAATGGAGTTGTTGAAATCAATAGTTCTGAGTCTAAATTTATAGATGCTGTTTGTTTTGGTGGTGTTGTTAGTTTTAAAGATTATATTACAATAAATAAAGGATTAAATATATTTGATGCTGCAACTATAGAACTAAAATCTAATGGTACATCCGATGATGATGTTTGGGCTATAAATATAAACCAAGGTACTTATGGTATTAAGTATGGCGGTAGTGGAAGATTTTCAGATGTTATTGTTGAAAATATAATTACTTTTGGAGAGAAAGATAGTAAATATAGTATAGATTATAGTGGTAGTGCTACTTTTGGTGATATAACTGTTGGTCAAGTGACAGGTGACAACTACAATATAGAATATGAAGCTAGTGAATATGGAAAACAAGCAACTGGAAATATTCAGATTGGTACATTAAAGGTAGGTAAAGAAAGTAGTTATGATATTTTCGCACCTTCTGCTACTGATACCAAAAATACAGTAGGTTGCTCTCAGTTAATCAGTGCTGATATGTTGTATCTTGTTGGTGTTAAAAACAGTCAAATTCCTAACGGATATGCAGAAAGTTATACTAATGGTTCGGTATATATGTCAGATAGTCAATTAGTGACTATAGGTATAAGGCTTAATAAAATAAGTTTGAACAAATCTGAAAACCAAACAGAAATTTATTTTTATGATAATGTATCTTTCTTAAAAACCACCAATCCAATGGCAATCTTTTTTAATGAAAGTTTAAACGATATAAATTATGGTATTTCTTCAAGGAATAGTAGTAATGTTTTGGTTATTGGTGATGTACAAACAACTAGTGGTAAAACAACAGGAAGTGGTGCAGTAGAAATTAATACTGACTGTAATGTATTGGGAGATTTAATTGTTGGTTCTAATGGAAAATTAAAAGTAACAAAAAGTTCTAATGAACAATATGAAGTAATAGATAAATCAATGGTTCATTATGTTACATCAGTACCTGTAAGTGCTGATAGTTATAATGAAGGTGATATTATAATGGTATACGAAGATTAAGGAGTGATTATTTAAATGTCAAAACATATAGTTAAAGATAATAAAGTAAAAAAAGTCGCTTCTCAATATGTAGTTGTAGACAATGAATTAAAAAGAATAAAACAAGAATACGTAGTTCAATTAGATAAAGGTGTTAAAGTTTTAAGAAAAATATTTGACGATAGGGCTTCACAAATAAAAGATGTAATATATTCAGTAGAATACTATAATGTGGAATTTAATGGTAGTGATGGATATAGTACAAATTCTGATAGTACAACTAGTAACGGTGATATGAGTGAAGTTCTATATGCGTTTAAATTAAATGGGGAATATTTAAAAGTAAAAAAGAATGATGAATTAATAATAAAAGGAACAATAACATTGGTTGATGATAAAGAATCTTCTGGTAGAACATTTATTTCTGCTATGGTTTCAAGTAAAATTCTTAGTGTGTCTTCAATAGAAAATGAAACGCTCGATTATACAAATATTGTAGGTGAAGTAATAGAAACAATCACTTTAACAAAAAATTATGATAATTTGGAGTTTGAATTTAAATATACAGTTGAAGAAGATTATGATGATAAATATTTATTCGTTTTCTTTAGAACAGAGATAGGTTCTGGTTGGTTTGATGTAGTTCCCAAGATTACTTTATGTGGCGTTAATTTATTGAAAACTGAAAAATAAATCATTTATTAAGAGGATAGCTAATAACTATCCTCTTTTGTTTTAATTTCCTGTATATTTTTTATTGTTAAAATAAAAAGTTTACTTAATATATGGTAGGTGAATATAATGAGTAGTAATTCTGAATTATCAATTTATGCTATAAGCAAATTAATTGATGAATTAAAAAATACAGATGTAGGTAGTCTTAAAAACGATATTGAAAAATTAACTAATTTAATTAATACTAATACGACTAATATATCTACAAATTCTGATGAAATTACGGATATAAAAAATAGTCTTAATAAAAATTCAACAGAAAATACAGCAAGTTTTAAAGAGTTAAATGATTTGATTACTTCTAAATTTGCACAAAAGGGTAGTTCTACTCAGCCTGTATACGTAGATAGTACAGGCACAATTCAAGGTACAACATTTGGATTAAATTCAACAGTACCAGCTGATGCAAAATTTACAGATACAACTTATAAATTGAATGAGAGTGTGTCTAATAATACCCTTGAAATCGATTTAAATAGCTCTGCAAGCAACGGTAGCAGCAACATTAGCATAATTGGTAGTGAAAATATTTCGATTGAAAATAGTGATTCTACGGCTGTTTTAAAGCATACTAAAGGTAGTATTAAAAATACTCTTGCAACTACAACAACAGGTAAAAACTCAGATGGTTCTATGAGCTTTGGTGGTACTTTAAATATACCAACAATTGATTATGATGAGCAAGGACATATTGTTTCATCAAATACTACTGATGTTGTTTTACCAAATACAAAAGAATTAACTATAACGGATGGTAGTAATAGTGGTGTTTATAATGCACAAACAGCAAAAACACTAAGTTTTGAAAGTGGTACAAATAGCACTCCAACTATTTCTTCATCAAGTGATACAATTACTGTTAAATATGATACAGTAGATACTAAAGATACTGTTGGTACAACAACAAAAACTGATGGTGATTTATATTTGGTTGGTGTAAACGATAAGACAGGTAATTCAGCACAAAGTTATACAGATGGAATAGTAAAAATAAATAATGGTACTCTTACAGTTAAGAGTATTGCGTTTGACAATGGTACAACTATGAATGGTGTGGCGACTGCTATTGATGAAAATGTAAAACAAGTAGAAATAAATTCTTCTGAGGTAAAAACTGGGCAATTTCCAATATTAACTTCTGTATCTAAGATAAAAACAGATAGTTATACTGGAAATGTTTTAAAGATAGATGAATTGAATTATTACTACGGCAATCATTCACTTTGTACTCCTTGTCTTACAATTGGTGATGGTTTAAATCTTTTTTCAAGAAGTGAGTTAAAGCACTATGCAGGTGGTACAATATTGTTTACAATAGGTGGTGGATATCTTAATTCGTTTAATGGTAATACTAGTAGCTTGGATAGCGGTAAAGAATATCCTGTGATTATTAGCAAAGATATGGTAGAAATGTTTAAAACAAAGGGTGAAGACGGTGCAGCCAAATTTGCTTTAAAGAAAGTTAGGGATGATGAAAGTTCAAGTCATTTGATTATTCGAGACCTTGATTATATAAAAATATCAACTTCTATCAGTAATATCGTTTTTCCAAGTTTTGCTTATTGTCAACCATCAACTAGTGCAAGTAAAGATAAGATATATGGCGATTTAACTCAATATAATAGAGAACTTTGCTATGATGTTGTTAATGAAAAACCATATTTTAAGAATCATACCACTTTTAGTTTTTATAGAAATAAAAATTTAGTATCTTCATTTGGCAATGGCGATGATGTAGGTAGTCCTTCTTTTAATATAAGAGGTACAGATAATAGTCAATATTTTTATTTTGGACGTAATAAAAACGATGAAACGAATGGATATTTTAGAGTTCCCAAATTAATAATGGGTATTGATTCAAAAGATAGAAGTAAAATTATATATTCAAATAATTTAAAAATTAAATATAGAGATGATAGTAGTTTTGATAAGTCTGTTTATAAATATAATTATACTGGTACACATACTGATGAATATGATACAAGAATGGCTTTTAAATCTAATGTAATTGAAGTAGTAAATGTACCATTAAGAGGTGGAAAAGCTCAAAGAACTATAAATGCTGATAATAGTGAAAAAATAGGAACAAATTATAAGTGGGAAATAACTTCCGAGGGTGTAGGAAAATTTTCAAACATTTATATTAAAAATGATGATTTAGTTGTACCTTTAACAAAATTGTTTGCTTTAAAAACAGAATATTTAATAGCTGTAATAAACAAATCAAGTACTACTGGTACAAGTAGTCAAACTTATATTGATTGTGCAGATTTAGTGTTAAGTACAACAGACGATAATAATGGTGAAAGAATAACTAATTTTATAAATTCTGTACCTGACGGTTCAGTAATTACTTTTGCACCTGGTAGATATGAATTTAAAGATACGATTTATATTACTAAGGCTATAAATTTAGTAGGTGTAAGTCATAGTACTATTTTTGTTAAGTGTGAGCCATCTAAAAATGCTTCTAAAGGTGGTACTCCAATATTTAAGATTGGTAAATATTATAGTAGAATTGATAAAAAAGGTAATGTTATTACAGCAAGTGATAAAACAGCAAAAATTTCAAATGTAGGTATTGAAAACATATATTTTGATAGTAACAATGATTATCAAACAGCACCATTCATAATGGTTGCGAACTTAAATGGTTTTTATTTTAAAAGGAATCGTTTTGGTGTTAGAAGAGTTGCTAGAGATAGTGCTACAACAGCAAATACTGCAACTTGGAAAGATTATACAAAAGCATATTTCTTTGTAAAAGTAGAACAATATTTGGCTAATGCAATGATGGCTGAGAATGTATGGAATTTCCAAGGAAATATTTCTGATGATGGAACAAGTTGGAGTTATCCTTTACCATTAAAGGTTACTGTTGAACAAGAAGATACTGATGATGAAGAATATTGCTATTGTAATGATTGTTGTGTTCAGTTTGATTTTACTGAATTAGGAAGTACTTATTCAATGATTTATGGTGCTAGTTGGGAATATCTTAGATATTATAAACAATATGGTAAGGATATGTCACAATTAATACTTTATGGCGTTAGAAAGTCTGGCAGTGACGAAGCTTTAGTTTGTACTATTAACAATCCAAAAGAAGATGGAAGTCAAATAACTGATGAAACAAAACAACAGATTACATATAAAACAGAAGAAACAACATCAGTAGAAACTACAACGAAAAATATTTACCCATATTCTTTAAAATTAACAACAGATTTAGAAAATGATATTAATGAAGTGAATTTGCTTATAAGTTCTTCTGGAAAATACGAACAATTTACAGAATATAAAGCTTTCAACAAGGCGAGTGATGGATATTATTATTCACTTACAAAGAATACAGATGCTATTACAGCAGATGAACTTACTCTTGTGAAAATAAATGAATCTAATGAATATGAAACATATAATATACCTAAGGGTGAAACTGTCGTTGTTAAGGCTGTTGTAAAATGTTTGGAAGATGGATATGATTCTACAAAGACTCAAAGATTTACAATGTTTGCTAAGTACAATAATAAGGTTGCAGAAAGAATACCTAATAATAACAATAGAGTATTTTCTGACCTTTCAAGTATAAAAGCAGGAGATAAGATATACTTTGAATTTACATATACAAGTACAGTAGAAGCTCCACTTATACTCGAATTTTTGGCTACGACAACTATAAAGTTGGTTGTATATTTTGATGTAAGAATTGGAAGTACATCTATTTCAGAAATTATAGAAGAATAGTTTAACATATTCTATCATTACTTTATTAAAGAGCAGTTAAAATACTGCTCTTTATATTTTTTATTTAAAAATTTATTTTTAAAATAAATATGTTTTTGAAATAGAGGTGATTGTATGGCAGATACAACCAAAAGTAAAACTTTAATTACGAGAGTGATGAATAAATACGATACAAAAGCAAATTGGGAAACAAATAACCCTGTACTATTAAAAGGTGAATTTGCAGTTATTGAAGTTCCGTCAAGTACAACAGGTGGACAGGCGAGTTATCAATTAAAAGTGGGTGATGGTACAAGTAAATTCAATGATTTAAAGTACCTTTCCTCAGGTTATACAGGAGCGAATGGAATATCAGTAGGTGAAGATTTTTCAATAAGTCATACTAATGCTATTACGGCAGGTACAGTAGGACCTACTGCTGACGCTACTCTTAGTTTTGGTAGTAGTATTAATGTACCTTATGTAAAGTATGATGCACAAGGTCATATTACAACAGCTACTAATTATTCTATAACTTTACCGAGTACAAAAGCTTTAACTATAACAGACGGTACAAATAGAGATACTTACAATGCGACTACTGCTAAGACATTAACATTTGCAAATGGTACAAATACAACAGCAAGTGTTTCAGCTGCAAGCAATGTTATTACTGTTAAATATGATTCAGTAGATACAAAAAATACAGTTGGTGCAACAGCAAACGATAGTACAAAATTATGGATAATTGGTGCAACAGAACAAACAGATAATCCACAATCATATACAAATTCAAATATTTATATTAATTATTCAAGTTCAAAAGCAATATTAACAGCTCCATATTTCAGCGGTAATGGTAGTAGTCTAACTAATTTAAATGCAAGTAATTTAGCAAGCGGTACTGTTCCTGATGCAAGATTAAACAAAATAACAAGAACAGATAGCACTTCTAACACATCTCCTACTCACGAAGCTGATTTTTCTGTTATTGATAGTATTATAACTGATGATTATGGTAGAGTTACAAAGGTAAACACTAAAAAAGTAACATTACCTTCTGATAAAGATACACATTATATTGGATTAAATGTTCTTGCTAATAATGATGGTACTGCTTCTACTGCTTCTTCAACTGATTTGGCAAATGAAGAAGTAAATTTCCTTCATTATGAAGTAGATGGTTCAAATAAATATATAACTTCTCATCATAAATTTGTTGGTAGTGGTATTGCAACAGTTACAGGAAAGGTAGTAGCAGAAAGTGGAGATGACAACCACGATATTACAGGCACAATTACAATTAATGTTGATGCTAAATCTTCTACTGGTACAAGTACAAGTGCTACAATGACACAGAAAGCCATTACAGATACTATTACCACACTTAAATCTGATTTAGAAAAAGAAATTAGTGAAGTTATTAGTGCTTCTGATGCAATGGTATTTAAGGGTATTTTAGGGGCAACAACCGTAGCTGGAGCAATACAAACATTGCCAACAACTTTTAAGGTTGGTGATACATATAGAGTTGTTACATCAGGTACTTATGCAGGACAAAATTGTGAAATTGGTGATTTAGTTATTGCTGTTTCAACTAAAGGAGAAACAGAAAAAGATAATTGGACGGTAGCACAGACAAACATTGATGGTGCAATAACTAATATTACACTTAAAGATAATTCAGGATTGGATATATCAGGTTCAGGCAATGCAAGAACAATAGGTCATAGTAATGTTCTTAGTGCAGGCGGTACAGCAAGTAGTCCTACAAGTGGTACTCTTAGTTTTGGTGCAGAAGTTAAAATTCCACAAATCACATATGATATAAATGGTCATATTACTTCTGTTGATACAACAACTACTACGTTTAAGTTACCACCAAATCCTAATACCGATACTAAGGTAACTCAAAATTTATCGACAGCAAATTCGAATTTACCTCTTTTGGCAAGTTATTATGCAAAAGGTAGTACAACGACAACAGCACAAACTGTAAATAGAAATGATGATGTTTATATGAACCCTTCTACAGGTACAATTACTGCAACAAATCTTACTGCAACAGGAACATTAACTGGTAGTTTAAATCAAAGTAACATTACACAAGAAACAGGTGAATATATAATTTTTGAATGTGGTAGTTCATCAGTTAATATTTAATATATATTTAAAATAAATCAAATAAAAGAGAGTGGATAATTCCACCCTCTTTTTAATTATTAAAATTTTAATAATTTTTATTTTTATGTAAAAGATTTAAAAAACATATCTTGGTCGAATAGGAGGTTGTTTTTCTTGGCAAGTACGAAAACTTTACAAACAAGAATTAAACATAAATATGATACCTCAACCAATTGGGATAATTCAACAAATCCATTATTACAAGGTGAACTTGGAATTTCTAATGATGATGGAATTATAAAAGTTGGTGATGGTACAAATACGTATAATAATTTAGAAGATACACACGTTTATCCGAGTAAATATTACTTAGATAATTCACCTGCTGTACCACTTATTATTGGTACGCAGACAAAAGCAACAGGTACTTGGACTGGTGTGAGTGATACTATTGTTGCATTAAAAGATGGTTTAACAATAAAATATTGGCTTCCTTATGCAGGTTCAGGTAGTGCTTCATTAACGCTTACATTAAAAGATGGTACTACGACAAGTGCAATTCCTGTTTATTATGGTGGTACAACGAGAATAAACGCTCAATATGAAGCTGGTTGTATTTTAACATTAACTTATTTATCAGAACCTAATGTAAAAGGTGATATAAAATCAGCAGGTTGGTGGGCTGATGCTAACTCTGATACAGATACTAATATTTATGATAAAACAAAATATGCAGGAGTTGTATATGCTAAGAAAGCAATATCAGCTTCCAATATTATTACAGGTAATTCAGAAGGTTATTCTCAATTAAATTCAGGGGATGCTTTTGATGTTACTTATCCTATATTATATGCTACTAAATCAATAACTATAAATAAAACAGGTAGTGAAAATTATATATTAACAAGTTTTACTACTTCAACAACACAAAAAGGAAATTTTACTTTATATAAAACTGTTTTTATTAAAGGTACATTAAGTGGTACTACATTTACACCCGTTTCTACTACACCTTTAGTACAAATAGATGATACTACTGATACTGATGAAAGTTATTATTATGTGTTGTTAGGTCTTGTAAGCAAAGCAACAGAAATGTATCTTGCACCACCACACCCTGTTTATAAATTTATAGATGGTGTTTTTAGTTTAGTAAATACTTGGAGACCTGTTGTAGATAATTTAACAAGTACAGATACAGACAAATCTTTATCTGCAAATCAAGGTAAAGTATTAGATGATAAAAAAATAACTCATACAACAATAACAACTGCTACCGATTTAGATACTTTAACAACAACAGGTATTTATCATTTAAAAGTTAGTAATAATACAAAAGTTCCTACAACAGGTAATGGTACGTTATATGTTGATTTTAACGTAAGTACGCCATATCAAATATGGGAAGCTGATAATGTAACAGGTAAATATTATAAAAGAACTTATACAAACTCCAGTTGGGGGAGTTGGGTAACATTGTATCGTACTGATACAGTAACAACAGCTACGACAAGTGGTAGTGGAAATGTATTAACAAGTATTACAGCTACTAATGGTGCTTTAAGTATAACAAAAGATTTATCTGTTTATTCAAAATCTGAAACATATACGCAAACAGAAATAAACAATTTATTATTAAATTATGTACCTAAAACAGGTGGAGAATTTACAGGTGCAGTTACAATTAGTGATGAATTATATAATGATTCAGCAACATTAGGTGATGTAATTGTAAATGGTAGTGCAAGATTTAATAATACAGTATATATATCACAAACACCGAGTACTGATACACAAGCTGCAAATAAGAAGTATGTAGATGATGCAATAAAAGCAGGGTTTGCTGCTAATGATGCTATGGTGTTTAAGGGTGTTGTAGATTCAACAACCACTTGGAATAAAATAAATAGTGCTACTCACAGTGCAGGTGATACTTATAGAGTATCAGTAAAAGGAACATACGGAAATGATGTGTGTGAAGTAGGAGATTTAATCATATGTATTAATGATGGTACAAGTGCAAATAATGATGATTGGATTGTTGTTCAAACAAATATTGATGGTGCTGTTACTAATACAACAAATACATCTACTAAAGGAAATGTAGCTGTATTTTCAGATACAACGGGTAGAGTAATAGAAGATAGTGGAATTGCAAGTAGTAATTTGTTTTTAACAACTGCTATAAAAAATCTTACAATACAAACAAATGGTTCTAATTTATGTACTTATACACCGAATAGTAATACTGAAATATTTGATTTTAAGGCTGGTACAAATGTTACGTTATCTACTGATACTTCAAGTCATACACATACTATTACAATCAGTAGTTCTGATACACATTTAACAAGTAAAAATATTGTTGGTAATTCAGAAGCAACTACTAATACTACATCAGTATTAACTAATGGTAATGTATATTTAAAACATATTGAAAGTAATTCAACTACACCTACGTCAAGTCACTTAATTAAAGGTACAGGTTCATCAACTGTTGAAACTGATAGTAGTGGTAATATTATAGTTGATTCAGTACCTCTTATTATAGGTACTCAAACTACTACGACTGCTTCTTGGACGGGTAAGGCTGAAACTATAAGTGTTTTAAAAGATGGTATGTCAATAAAATATTGGTTGCCAACAACAAGTGCTTCAAATGTAACATTAAATCTTACATTAAAGGGTGGTTCAACAACAGGAGCTTTACCAGTTTATTATAGTGGTACAACAAGATTAACTACTCATTATGCTGCAAACAATATTGTTTCGTTAGTATACAGAGAAAATGTAACTATAGGTAGTACAACTATTGCAAAGGGTTTTTGGTGTGATGGTGACTATAATAGTAATACTGATGTTTATGTAAAACAAACTTTAACAAGCAATGATGGTCGTTACCCTCTTTTGGCAAGTACAAAAAACACAGGAACTACAACAACAGATGTGACAACAACTGCTTATAGAAATAATAATATATATATGACACCTAGCACAGGGGCTTTAACTGTTAGTAAATTATTTAGTAGTTTTAATAGTAATGGCGAAGATGATAGTACTCATTGTGTTGATTTACAAGGGGAATATTCGACTCCTAATTATTCAAGTATTAATACTAAGTTTTATATGAATGATAATGGTTTTTATTTAGGAGTTAATAGTAATGGAATGGAAAATGCTATTTGTACTTCTAATAGCAAATTGACCATAAGAACTAATGATTGCTATATATATAGTTCAACTAATTTTAAGTTAAATACAGTAGAATCTATAAAAATTGATGCTGGTACAGATTTTAAGATTTACGAAAATGGTTATGGGAGGTTTCAAATAGCCGACCAAACGTATCTTCGTAATAAAGATAATAGTGTTGCGTTACAAATGAGTGATTCAACTATGTCTTTATATGGCGATACAATTGAAGCATATTCAAATTATGGCGGTATTAAATTTGATTTAAGTAATAGTGGATATTATGGAGATTATGGCAAATTCACTGTTAGAAATGCAAATTCTATTGGGCTTTATGTTCCTAATAATGAGGCTAATAAAACATTTAAATTATATGTTGGTAGAAATAATGCAAAAATAGGCTTTATAAATACGTTAGAAAATAATAATTCTTATGGTGGAAAAATTGATAACGGTATTGCTATTGGAAAATCTAAAACACGAATTTACGGTATGTTACAACATCAAGGGGATAGACGTGTATTTAGTACTAATGGACAAGATAATACACGTTCTGAAGGTACTTCTGCAAAATCAGGTTGGATAAAATTAGCTTCAATAAGTCTTGAAGAAGAAAGCGGATGTCAACATTATTGCAATTTATATTTTAAAATAATAAATAAAGACCAATCAACTAACGAACCTACTGAATTGTTTTTAAAATTATATGGATTAGATGATACTGAAGTGGGTGTTTATAGTCTGCAGAATAGTTCTTTTAAATATAGTGGTATAACATATAGTCAAAATACAAATTATGTTTTTTTAGTAAAATCTTCTGATTTATGCTATGATTTGTATGTTAAAAAAATAACATCAGAAGACTTTGTTACAGTATTAGATTTTCACAATCAAGCAGCATTACATAATATAAGTGTTGAATGGCATGATAACTCTTTAGTTACAACAATGCCATCAAATCCTATATATCCTACATTAATAACAAAGACAAATAATTTAAGTGCAGAATCAATAACTTCTAAAGATATAACAATATCAAATAATTTAACAGTTGATAACTCTATTACAACAGGTAGAATTATTGGTAAAGGCGGTAATTTAAATATTGATTATACAGGATTAAAATTAAGAAAAGCGGATGCAACAAATATTCTTCAATTTGAAAATACAAAAGCATATCCTGTGCAGAATAGTGGAACTCTTGTATCTTTTGATTTAGGTGCAAGTGGTTATGAATTTAACAATATTTATGCTAAAAACTTTATAGCAACGACTTCTATTACGAGTAAAGTTTCTATGACTTCACCGTATTATATAGCAACACAAAAAATAGCACTTACAAATGGTAAAGTTGCAGGATTTACAGAAGGTACTTCTCGATTGTATGGTGATGGAGTGGTTATATCAAATCCTAAAATTGCAAATGACCAAGGATGGATTAGAGTAACAGGTACATCTGAGAGTGACACTATGTTGGAAATAGCGACAGGCGATGATGGTGGAGTAGGCGAACAAATTGTTGCAAGACAATATAATACTTCAAGTGCTGTTGCAAATGAATTAACTTTGCTTGATAAATCAGGTAATACAAGTGTACCTCATAATTTAAGTGTTGGTGGTACATTGGGAGTTACAGGTGCAACAACTTTAGGTAGTACATTAACTGTTACAAGTGATACTACATTAAAATCAAAAACAATTTTTGGTGTTGCAAGTAGTACTAATGGTGAATTATATATTCATAACAATAAGAATGATTATTATATAAAATTAATTTCAGGGTTGGCTAATGTTTCATCACCTACTGCTAATGTTACAAACACACTTCCACCTGTTGATTGTGTTTTATCATCAGTAGCAAGAACAGATTATTCACCTAAATGGTTAAATACAAATAATGAACTTACATTTGGTGCTTCAGGACTTCAATTTTTTAGTCTTAGTGGTACTGTACAAACAGGAACGACTAATAAAGCTAATACTACTGATGCAAAAACAAATAATACTCCTACTACTGCTTGGTATCATATATTGAGAATGAACTATCAAGGTTCAACAGGTTATTATGGAGATATAGCATTATCCGTTAATGATTCAGGTGGTATGTATTGGCGTAGAGTTACCAATGGAAGTAGTTATGGTTGGGTTCGTTCAATAGACCAAAATGGTGGAGAGTTATTTGACGGTAAACATTTAGATAGAGTTGGTAAAAGTTCAAGTTGGTATAATGGTAGAGATAATGCTATGATTATACAAACCTCTATAACTGGATATAATCCAATAATATCAGCCAAAACTTCAGTTGGTTCTTGGGAGTTTGGACCATATAATAATAATGATGCTATGTGTTTAACATATATTACAGATACAAATTATTCTGCAAAAACAAACACCGCAACAGCCTCTTATGCTTTTGGTATTGATGGTGTACTTACCGCAACTACATTTAAGGGTAGTTTGTCAGGGAATGCAGATACAGCTTCAGCAGTTCAAAACAATACAACACATACAAATGGTACGTATTATCCTACCTTTGTTAGTTCAACTAATACTACGGCACAATTATATGAAAGTGAAGCTTTTCAATATAAAATAACCAATGGTACAACATCTGCTGATGGTAGTGCAAGTCTCATTGTTGGTAATAATACTAAAAGTGGAACAATAAACAATAAAAAAGGATATATATTTTTATATAATTCAGGTACTAATTATGGTAAATTACATTATGCACCTATTGTAGCAGATGATGGTACGTCATCTGATGCTGAATTTAAATTTAGAAAAGGTGGATATGTTATTACCACAGGTGAAGTAAGTTATTCAGGATTAACAACTGGTTATCAAATTGGTAAATTAGGATTAGGTACAACTGAATTTACTTTATATGGTACAGATACTAAAAATACTGTTGGTGATACTAATATTACGTTTACAGATGTTGATGATAAGAGTGAAAAATTATATTATGTTGGCGTAACCAATAATAGTGAAAAGGGTTCACAACAAAGTTACAAAGACAATAATGTATATATTTATCAACATACCGTTTCTGAAAAACAAACGGATGGTACATATAAAGACGTAAATCAGGATTTCCTTAATAGTAAATATATTAAAACTCAATATATTGAAGGTAGCGAAGGTCTTACTATTCAAACTATGAATGACGGTAAAGTTTGGTTTAGAAACAGTACTGATAATAATAACTATGCTGTTATACAAAAAAATTCATCAGGTAAGTTTGAATTTAGATTAGACACTATGGGTGCAACGGATAATAGTGATTTCCATATACTTGGTAATACTATTTATTTTAATTCTTTTGTTGGTACAGATGGTACAACGACAACTTATGGTTCAATAAATAGTGATACATTTAATGTAAACTCAAAAAAATCTATATTTAGAAATATAGTTCCATTTGCGACTGAGAATTATTCACTTGGTCAAGATAATGATGATGGTAAGTTGTATTGGAACAAATTATATGTAAAAGATATTACAGCAACAGGTGATGTAAGTGTTGGTGGAACTTTAACTACTTGCAATATTTATCCTAAAGCTGATAATTCATACAATTTAGGTGGAAGCTCTACTTTAAGATGGAAAAATGTTTATGCTGTTACATTTAATGGTGCATTAAGTGGTAATGCTACTACTGCAACTCAATTAGCAACAGCAAGGACAATTACTTTAGCTGGCGATTTAACAGGTTCTGTTAGTTTTAATGGTGCTTCAAATGTTACTTTAAATGGATATGCTTATTATAGTACTGTTACTGTTGGTAATACAAATAATTATCCATATCATAGAATTGCAAAACTTGATACTATAACAACAACCTATACAGATAAATGTATTACATTATATATATCACAAGGATATAATACTGGAAATTATGGTATTGCAAGAGTTGTACTTAGAACTAATTCAGGCACTACTGCTTCTACGGTTAATATAGAATGGTTAGTTAGAAAAGGCTTTGCAGTAGATGCTTTACAAGCAGGCATATATAATGTTTGTGGTTATACTTATTGTGATTTATTCTTAAAAACACAAGGTGCTTATGCAGGTGCAGTTATTAGAGATATTGGTTCAGAAGCAAGAAATTCTATTGGTAGAACTTGGACTTTGGTAAATAGTACAGAAGTAAATAATACAACTTCATCAGATGCTTTGACAAGTATAGACTGTTATGCAAGTTTAGCAACAGCAGCCACAAAATTACATTCACAAGCCTATTCATTAACAGAAGATGAAGATATACCAAAAGGTGTTGATGTAGGTGAAGTAAATAAGGCGAATAGTGCAACAACAGCTGATACAGCAACTACTGCTACAAATGCAACCAATGCTACTTATGCGAGTCAAGGTAAAGATGGTAGTTTTAAAAGTGCAAGTATGTATGCTTCAAATTTATATGGAAATGCGAACATTAATATAAACGCAGACCAGCTTTATATCCAAAATTATGCAAAAAGTACAAAATATGTTTCATTAACAAGTAGTCAACTTACTATAAATATTGATAATACCACTATAAGAAATATTAACCCATATGCTGATAGTAAATATAATTTAGGTAATAGTGGTTTACGTTGGGACTCTATTTACGGAAAAGAATTAAGAATAGATAGTATTGATAATTCTTTTGCAAATGATGATGAAGATGCTGCAATTAATTTGAAATCGCATATTAATTTTACAGGAGACCACTTTTTTTCTGATTCAACAAATAATTGTTGTTTTGATATAGATATGGACCAAAGCAACGGTACGTTTGAAATAGGTATGCGTGATGGTGATGTAACAGCTGATTGGTCTAGTAGAATCAATTTTAAACCCAATGGTGTAAGTTTAATTGCGGAAAGTTTTATTAATGTTGTTGGTTCTGATAATGTAATTATTAAAGGTGATTCTGATGAAATTAATATTGGTAATGGTGTAAGAATTTCATCTTGTGACGGAGAATTAAAATTATATAGCAATTATGATATAAATATTTCGAATAGAGGTGCGTATATCCCATTAGCAGACATTAGCTTTGAAAGTTCTTATTCTTCTGGATATGTTATTGGCAATTGGAGTAATTTAAAAAAAGCTATATATGGGACTTCTTATAATCATAATGGGAATATTAGTATGGTTTCTACCGATAAAATAAGAAGTATTTCTGATGATTGTACTGATATAATTTCTTGTCAAGATATAAATTTATATTCACAAAACAACACGAATATATTCTCTAATACAGGAATAAGATTAATTCCAAGTGGTGATGTTTATTTACTTCCTGGTGGAAAAGGTGCTGATAATAGACCATCCAAAACTGAGTTTGTTTATACAGGTAATATTAAGGGTAAAAAGTTTTCTGATGATGATGCTGAAAAACCAACCATCACCAACTTCTCAGATATACATTCAGAAAAATTTGAAGTTGATGGAAAATGGAATATTTCAGTTAATTCTGAAACAGGTGCTTTGGATTTTTGTATTAAATGATTTATATAAGGGAGTCTTTACTCCCTTATATTTATTTTACGTTATTTTATTGTAAAAAATAAAAGGGAGTTTTTGATTTATGAATAGACTTAAAAGATTAACAAAGACAGCTTCTTTTACTCTTGAAAATATTAATTATTATGATGAACTTACAGAGGACCAACAGAAACTTATAAAGAAGTTAGATGATGATTATGTTTTTAACCGAGCACAAATAAGCACAATAGTATACTGTTTGCTTGATAATTTTACTGATGAACAAATTAAATTTATTGCTAATCCTAACTTTGATGCACAGCTTATGAGATTTATAGAAATAGGTTTTGAAAAGAATTTATCAAAAGAAGCTGTTGCTTTATATTCTAATCCTCAGTTTGATTATAACCAAATGCGTACTATTTTGGGTGCTTTAACAGATAATGGTTTATCAGTAGAGCAGGTTAAAGTTTTTGCTACTACTAAATTTGATAATTTCCAAATGAGCGTAATAAGAGATGGCTTTATTAATGGTTATACTATGGAACAAGTAAAAATGTATGCTAAACCTGCTTTTGATTATGACCAAATGCTTTATATCTATTCAGGTATAAGACATTTAGGTGAAGAAAAGACTAAATTGTTTGCAAATCCTGGTATTAGTGCTGAAACAATGAATCAGATTTTTGATGATTTTGAAAAGAATAAACTTTCTATTGAAGACGTAAAAGAAAAGTATAAGTTGGCAAGTAGAAAATCAAAAATTAATAGATTAGGTAATAGATAATTTAATTATTTAATATTTTAAATATTTAGTATATAAAAAGATAAGGAACTTTGTTTTTCAAATCCTTATCTTTTTTATTCTTTAAATAAAAGGGGTTTTTAAGATGGGATATATATTTGCTTTATTATTCCTTATAGTAATTGGTATTGCACTAAATGAAGATGAGGAGGACAAAAAATGAGTTTAGTTGCACATTATAATTTAAATGGTAATTTTAATAATACAGGCGTTGGTGATGCTGAAATGACAGTTTCTACTACACCAACTTATGTAAATGGAAAAGCAGGGTTAGCCTTATCTAACGGGGGGGTACTGGACAGCTGACCAAACTAATAAATTATTAAATAATCAACAATTTAGTTTTGCTACGTGGATATATGTAAATGCTGAAACAGGAAGTACAAGTAATAAGGCTATGATTTTCGGTAGAGATAGTATGCCAAGACAATATTCATTATTTCAATATCCAAGTTGTAATGATTTACATTGGAGTTGGTATATTACGTCTTCAATAGGTTTTGCAGGTGTACTATATTCAGTATTACCTTCTTATCAATGGACTCACATATGTGTTACTTATAACAATCCCAATTGTACTATTTATATTAACGGTGAAAAAGTAAAAGAAGTTACAGGTGTTACTAAATATACTGATTTCAATTATCAAACAGAGGTAATTCATAATTCTGCTTATCATTATTTGATGGATTATAGAGTATATAATCATTGTTTATCTTTTAATGAAGTAAAAAATATTTATAAGGGTTTATTTCTTCATTATCCATTAAATAATTTAATAAACGAAAATTTAGTTCCTAACTTAGCACAATATACTAAAAGTAATCCTTATACAATAGACACTCCAAAAGTTGACGGTTGGGTTTGGATGACAGGTACAACTTTTATTTGTGAGGCTAATACTAAATATACTGTACAGGTAAAATCTGACGGCACTTGTACGTCTGTTCATAGCGGTAGTGGTCATCTACCTGAAAATAAAGATTTTTCTGTATGGCTTTATACCTGCAATGAAGATACTACAAAAAATGCTTATAATGGTGGCTATGATACAGCAGACAACTTAAAAAATAATACGCATAATTATAGATTTGAAAATGGTAAACATATATGGACTTATACGACTTCGAGTAATGCAAAATATATGTCATTTAGACTTAATGCTTATTCAAATGGTACTGATAATGTAATAGTTAATTTTTGGGATATGAAAATAGAAAAAGGTGATACAGCAACCAAATATACGCCTAATGTAAATGATGAACTATATACACAAATGGGTTATGATGATAAAACTGTTTATGACGTATCAGGTTATTGTAATAATGGTACAATAGTTAATTCTCCAACTTTTAGTTCAGATAGTCCTTTTTATAGTGGTGCTTATTATTTTGATGGTGCAGAAGTAAGACAAGTGACTACGCCTAATATGTTGCTTGAAAATTTCACACAAGGCACAATTTCAATGTGGATAAATAGATATTCTACTGATAGTAATTGGAGAACCTATTTATATTTTGCTAATTCTTTTAATTGGACTGGTAATGGATTAGATGCAATTATTTTTGCTACAACTGGTGGTTCAAATATAAGTATGGATTGTTGTAGTAATGTATATTCTTTTTCTATTGATTTAAATAAATGGTATATGTGTACTTTGACTTGGGATTTGGAAACACATACAGTAAAATATTATGTTAATGGTGAATTAAAGAAAACCAATACAAATGACAGAATAAATACAACATATATGTCAAAGCACAACTATCATTTAATAGGTAATCATAATGGTTATGCTTCGGCTGATTATAGTTTGTCTGATTTAAGAATTTATTATACAGCTTTAACTGATGAAGATGTAAAAGAATTATATCAAACAAGATTTAAAATAGATGTAAATGGTAATTTTTTGACAACAGGTGAATTGGTAGAGGAATAAAAGTATTCCTCTATTAAGGGAGGGATATTTTTTGAGTTTACAAGTTTGGTTGCCTTTAAATGACAACCTTAGAAATCAAGGTTTACAAAATTTTAATATAACCGAAACAGGTACTAATACTTTTGTAAATGATGAATTAGGTAATTATTTATATTTTACAGGAAGTAATTATATAACAACAAATTATGCTTGGAATCCAAATACTTTTTCTATCAGTTTTTGGATATATATTAAAGATAATCCGAGTGGTACTATTATAAGAAATACAACTAAGTATAGTCCTTGTGTTGACTTTTATCAATCTAATATGAGATTGTTTTATTGGATTGATTCAAATAGTAATAATGGTGGTATTTTTTATGCCAATTATCCCAAAAATCAATGGGTTCATTATGTTTGTTTATATAATGGAACACAAACATTAATATATGAAAATACTGAATTGGTTGCTACTTTAAATAGCCCTAAAGCTCCATATAGTACAGGTTATTTACAAATAGGTAATTGTGATTCTAATTCAACAGTAGGTATTTTGAAAAATGTTTATTTAAGAGATTTAAGAATATATGACAATGCTTTAACGGAATTACAAATAAAAGAATTATCTAAGGGAAAAATATTGCATTTACCTTTAAATAATATTAGTAGGGATAGTAGTAATTTAGTTCAATCGTCTTTTCTTGATTGGCAACAAAAAACTGCGTCTGGCAATTCTAATAATTGTCTTGTTATAGGTTATGTATTAACAAATGGGCTATCAGTAGGTGACGTTGTAAGGGTTACAGTTTCTTGTAAATGGAAAAATATAACATATCCCGAAAGCGATACAGAAACAGTTCATAAGGTTAATCTTCAAGGTTATGGTGACGTTACTAATTGGAGTAGTGGTAGATTTAATAGTAGTCAAGGTGTTATTATTCCTGAAGGGGATTTTACTTATGATTATAATTATACTTTTACTATTACAGAAGACCATCTAAAAAATACAATTTGGACTGTTCAAATGCGACACGATTATTTAAAAGGTTATTTTTATTATAAACAATTTAAAGTATGTAAAGATACAGCTCCTACTGCTTTTGTACCTTCTTGGAATGATACAATTAGTTTTTTTGATGAAAATGAATATGATATATCTGGATTTAATAATAATTTAATTACAACTAAAACTGTAACTCCTATCGCAATTTCGGGGGGGGTATTAATGCCCCTAAGTATAGTAACTGTTACCACTTCGATGGAACACAAAGATTATATGGTAGCGTAAACATAGGTAATGTTTATACTTATTCAGTTTGGTTTAATTCTGATGAAACAGCAAAAAATACTAATTGGATATTATGCTTGAATAATAGTGATTATTCTACTGTTCAGTTTGGAGTATATATCCTTTCAACGGGAATTTTATATTATATAAATAATGCAATAAAAAATTATAGTAAGGAAATAATTTTAAATACTTGGTATCATTTAGCTATTAGTTATGATGGTGCAACTGCTAAACTTTATTTAAATGGTGAAAAAGTAGATAGTCTTTCTACGACCAATACTTATACTAAAAGAACTAATTTTAATATTGGTTGTAGAAGTAATGCAACTAATAATTCATCAGGAGCTTATTTCTTCAAAGGTTATATATCTGATTGTATTATTTACTCTACTGTCTTATCGGATGATGATATAAAAGAAATATATAATAAAAGATTTAGTATAGATACTAATGGTAACTTTGTTACATATGGTGAATTAGTAGAAGAATAAAGATAATAACCTCTTTGTTCTTCTAAAAAACAAGGAGGTTTTATTTTTGTCTTTAATTGCACATTATCCTTTAATAAAGGATTATAAAAATTATGGATTAGACGATACAGATTTAACAGTAATGGGTACTGTTAATTTTACGGATGGAAAATTAGGTACATCAGCAACATTTACAAATAGTGCTGCAAATTGTTTACATAGACCTATGTTTGATTTGTACGATAATTTTTCTTGGTGTTGTTGGTTTAAATGTTCTGCAACAACAAGTAAAAATCAATATATATTAAGTCAGGGTAGAGATACAAATGGTGGAATGAATATTTGTATTAATAGTTCAGGAGTGTTATTTTTAGTGCTTACTAATAGTAGTGGAAGTGCAACAAGTAAAACTATTATGACTATTGACTATAATGTTTGGTATCATATATCTGTAACTGTTAATTCAAAAAATGGTATTCAAGTATATATAAATGGTCAGTTGGTTCAAACTTTTGATTATTTAAAACCTGATTATACATATGCTTCTAATAAATTTGTTATTGGTAAAATGTCATACAGTTATACATCTACTTCCAATTATTTCCCTTTTAACGGATTAGTACAAGATGTAAGAATTTATGACCACGTATTATCTCCAACAGAAGTAAAGGAGTTATCAAAAAGTTTAATTTGTCATTATCCATTAAATGGTAATGGTTTTGGTAGTGAAAATTTATTGACTTTAGCAGATAATAATTTAAATAATTGGACTAAAGTAGGTAATGCAAGTTCAACTATGACAATTACTAATACCGATTATTATAATGAAATTACTTATAAAACAGTAGGTGGTTGGGAGATTATACAAAAAACATTAACTGTTGAAGCTAATACAGATTATACATTGTCTTTTGATTACGAAATATTAACTGCGTATTCGATTTTAAGTGGATATACTGGTTTTTGCGTTGAAATTTCAACTTCTTCACAGACAGGTAGTGCTACTACAAATTCTATTGCAAGAGCAGATTTACCTAATGTTATAACTAATAAAACAAGAACTTATTTAACATTTAATACTACCGCAACAACTGTTTATATTGTTATTAATGGTGGCTATATTGCTGATAATCAAACGGCTAATATTAACTTTGGTAATTTTAAATTAGAAAAAGGAAAAACACCTACTACTTGGTGTCCTAATAAAACTGATAATTTATATTCGTTATTAGGTTTATCTGATAATATTGTTTATGATAATTCAGGCTATTTAAATAATGCAACTCTTTCATCAACTCCACCTACTTTTGACACAGATTCCCCCGTTTATCAAGGTTGTTATTCTTTTAATACTGCTAATAAAAATTATATTGTTTGTGGTAGAGGTGGTATGGTTAAAGATGAAATAACAGTTAGTATATGGGCTTATATGGATAGTTGGAGTAGTTTTAGTAGTATGAGATTTCTTTCTTGTACAGAAACAGGAGGATGGAATATTCAAACTAACGGTAATTATTTTTATTGTTATATGGGAACAGGAGCTTCAAGTTGTACATATAAATGTGTTAAAGGAAAGACTCAATATACTAATTTAACAGGTTGGCATTTATTTTCACTTACTTATGATGGCTTGTTAGTAAAACTTTATTTAGATGGTGTTTTGGACGGCACACTAACTGCTTATACCACAAAAACTCCAATATATTATAATGCAAGTAATGGTATCTTTTTAGGTGCAGAAGCGGCTGCAACAACTACTACACCAACGACTACATACTTTACAGGTAAACTTTCAGATTGTCGTATATATGCAACTGCTTTATCTGCTGATGATATTATGGATTTATATAATAAACGATTTAGTATTGATACAAATGGAAATTTTATTACTTATGGTAGTTTAGTTGAAGAATAAAAATATATTATTTTTTAAGAGAGTGTTTATTCACTCTCTTTTTAAAAAAGAGGTGATTATTTTTGTCTGTTACTTTTAATAAAAATGGTGTTGTTATTGCAAATCCATTAAATATAGATAATGTTTATACAGGTGAACAATATAACAAATCTAATATGAGTTTGACTTATAATTGTGAAACTGATGTTTTTAAAGATTATGGATTTTCTACTGCTTTAAAATTAACTCCAACAAACACATCAACATCAGCGTTTATGGCTTATTCATATTTATGTGACCCAACTATTGTTTATGATACAAGTCAAGTATTTTCTTTTTCTATGTATGTGTATGTATCAGAAGATTGTAATGCTAATTTTAGATTGAATTTAGAACATAGTAACACTTGGATAAAAAATTATAAAAATACTACTGCCAATATAAATGAAACAACAAAAGGAAAAGTTATATGGGCTTGGGGAACTTTTAAAGTAAATTCATCAGATGGTAAAATGTATATAATGTTTTATCCTAATCCAAATTCAGCAAATGTATTTACTACTGGTTATCAATTGATTGCAGGTATTAAAATTTATAAAGGTGAAAAGAAATATTTATCATCAGATTTTTATGGTTTTTCTTATTTGAATAATGGTAAAACAAGTATTTCAGAAAATGGAATATTAAGTAATGATTTTATCGAAATATAAATTTTACCTATATTTTATTATTAAATTTACCAAACTTTCTTATTTTTATAATAAAAATGAGAAAGGAAAATAGAAAATGGCTAATTTAAAGGATTTAGTAGTAAATGGAGCTGCAAGAATTGTTGGTAAATTATACGTAAATGAAATTAGCTCGAATAAAATTAGTACAAGTGAACTTTCATCAAGTAAAATAACAGCAACTGATATAAGTGGTACAAGTATAACAAGTACGAATTTAACGAGTACTAATGTTACAGGTACAACTGTAAAAGGAACAAATATAACCGCAACTAATAAAATAAGTAGTACAAGTTTGTTTTCTAATAGTATTGAATCTTATAATGCAGATTTAGATACAATATCTTCTTATATAATGAAAACACGCTCTCATATCTGGGGGGGATGGCTATTACGATATAGATGTTGTAAATAATAGTAGCTTAGAAATTGGAATTAGAGACGAAGCATATAAAAACAGTGCAAAACATTGGCTTAGTAAAATAAATTTTAATGAATTAGGTGGAATACATTTATATAGTTCAAGTAGTTCTGAATTAAATTTGAGTAAATTTGAAGCCTTTTATTTGCAAACATCAAATGTCATTATTAATGGCTATGCAGATACTTTAAAATTATATGGCAATGAAAATGTTATGATTAATACTCATAAATTCACCGTAAAAACAGAAGGTTCAATGCAAATAAAATCTAATAATGGCATAATAGTTAATACTAATGATTGTAGCTTTGATGTTTCTGCGGATAGATATATTCATTTATATGGAGACATGGGAGTGGAAATAGGTAGTTCTTCTAATGGTATTGATATTTTATCAAACGATGATATTATATTAAAAGGAGAATACATAAAAACAACAAATATAAAAGGAACAAAGGATAACATTTTAACTAATGGTAAAAAACCAACTATTACTAATTTCTCAGACATACATTCAGAAAATTTTGAAGTTGGTGGAATATGGAACATACAAACTAATACTGCAACAAAATCTTTAGATTTTATTTTAAAATAAGAGGTAATATATGAGCGTTCAATTTGGCGAGAATGGTAATTGTAATTTAAAAGAACTTCAAACATTAGTGCCTGATTTAGATATGGAATTATATATAACTGATGATAATTGCGTTTTTGCAAGAGTAGTTCACCATAACAATAATTCAGGTACTACTTTATTTACAAAAGATAATGTAACTGATATCCAAACTGAAGATTTATATTCAAGATTATATCTGATGGAACAGTTTAGAAATACTGATGGTGGATTTGAATTTTTAGTTTTGCAAGAAGATGATACTAATATTTATCGTTGGAAACAATCAAGTAATCCAACTACGACAACTGCTTGTACTGATTATGTAAATATTTCTAATACATCAGCAGGCTTAATGCTTTGTTCAGGCAACACTTTTATGGCTCATTCTTCTTCATCAGGTAATTGGTGGTGTGCTGTTGGAGCTTATACAAAATATAATACAGGTATACCAGGTTTTGGTGGAAAAACTGTTACAGGTTATTTAGATTTTTATGTTAGAATAGATAATTTACCCGATAGGAATAAAATGAGTATATACGAAAATTATGTTGTGTGTAATGATGTTTACGAATTATAATTAGACATAATATTTTCATCAATTAAAAAGAGGCATATTTACCTCTTTTTTTATTTTAATTTTTATCTTGTTTTTTATTTTAATTTTAAATGAAATTTCAATTATAATTTATGTAAGAAAGGAGTTAAAATAATGGCTCAATTAAAAGATTTAATTGTAAATGGTTCGGCAAGAATATTAAATACATTATATGTGTCTAATGTGAATACAACAAATACAACCTCGACAAATGTATACTCTAATCTTTTATCGTTACAAGGTACAACCACAAGTTCAAATGCTTTTGATAGTACAAATCCTAAAATACAATTTTTAAATTCAAGTGGAGACCAAGGTTGCCAACTTGTTTTTACAGATTATGATGCAATACAAGCACCTGCTTCTTTGACATTGGTAGGTCAATCAGGAGAAGAAGCTGTTTATTTTATAGCACCAAATATTAAAGCAACATCAGCTTTTTATGGTGGAACTATCACTGCTGGAAAAACTACTTTGAGCAGTGATTTAGAATTTTCTCAATCGGGTACAACTACAAGAGGTATTATAGGATATATAGGTGATAATGATTATTGGAGAGTTGTTGGTGGTGCTACTGCTTCTAATGCAGGTTTCTTAGAAATAGCAACAGCTGAGGATGCTAATGAACCAATATATGTAAGACAATATACGGGTAAATTTACTACAGTAAAAAGAACACTAACACTTCTTGACGGTAGTGGTAACACTACACTTCCTGGTACTTTAACAACAGGGGGGGATATTAATGCTTCAACTTATAGCGTAAAGGCTAACCTATTTAATAATCCTTCTGGTGGTTTTTATAGTGCTATTTCTTTAAAGGATAATGGGGATTTTTTAGTCAATTTTGCAAACGATTTATATATATTTCGCTCTAATGCCTTAAATTTAGATGTTAGCAAAATAAAAATAAATTCAGATTTGTGTTGCTATAGTTATTCAACTACTGGACAACAAGCCTATCATCAAACAAACTTTTTTCAAGCCTCAATGTTTTCTTCTGACAATAGTGGTTATAGTTCTGTTTTAAATACAGCTTACGATACAGCAATTGTTTCATGGCAAATTTCTAGTGGTGGTCAGGCGGATTTTAAAACCGTAACAACTAATAGTATAGCAAATAAGAATAACAATGATGATTTTTTAATTAAAATTGGTGATGGGAATAGTATATATGTTGATGCTAATGGTAGTGACGTAATTTCATTATCTGGAAATGGTGATATTAAAGCGGATGGTCAAGTAACTACTGATGGTGGCATTACTGTTGGTACTTCCAAAAAAGTATCAAATACAGAAACATTAACTACCATAACAGGTATTTATTCAGGTACGGCTGCAATTTCTTCTGTATCTTTATCATCAGGTCAAATTTATATGAAGTATAGTTAAAAAGGTGGTGTTGTTTTGCCTTTATATCAAAATGTAAATGGAACGACAAAAGAAATAACTGAAAAATATATTGGAGTAAGTAATGTAAAAAGAGAAGTTTCTCAACAATATTTAAATATTAGTGGTACATCTAAATTAGTTTTTCAAAATAGAAATTATTCACCAACTTGGACTGTTAGTAAACAAGCAAATAGTGAATTTGATGTGGGAGATAGTTTTACTAAATCTTATTCAGGTTGTGATATTACTGTTAGTTCTTCTTCTGCCACAACTATATATTTTAAAAGTGATTTTGCCATAAAAACAGGTGATACAATAAAAATGTATTTGGAAATGAGTACGAGTAGCCTTAAAAATGGAGATTCACAAACAAATCAATTTGTTATTTATGATTCTTCTTCAAATCTTTTGTATTCATTTGAACTTACAACTGCATATGATAAGGATGATTTTGATAGTTATACAACTACTGTTAGTTCTGCTAACAATGGCAAGACTATTACTGCAATGATTTCTGTTGGAAATTGCGGTAGCAATGCTTCATCTGTAAGTTTAAGTCAAGCAACTATATGGGTTAATAATAATGTAATATTTAGTATTAGTTGTTAGTTTTAATAAAGGAGATTAATTATGGGACTTATAAATCAAATAATTTTAAAAGATAATACCACTCTTGATTGTATATCTATTTTAGGTAGACGACAATTTATTAGTGGTTCAGATAGAGATAGTATTATATTTAATTTTGATTCTAATGTTTATAAATTAGATGATATTTATAGCCTTTTTAATAATTCAGATAATACTTCTGAAATTATTATTAGACAAACTGAAACTTCCGATGAGGAAGATAAAGAACCTACTGTAACTGAATTTTATCATTATGATTATTCTATTTTTACTGATTTAAAAATTTATGATGAAACTGTTACAGAAGAAACAAATACAGAAGCTACAATTACTAATAGACTTATTAGTGTTACAATGGGTCAGAAAACTTACACAGAAAAAGCTCTTGATGAAAAAAACGAACAGATAGATGCTATGTGTGAAGTTATGTCAGATATACTTGGAGGTGCTGAATAATGACAGCTAAGTTAAAAGTTCTTATTTATGGTATTAAATCAAAGATTAAACACGGCGAAGATTTAGAAACTATTTTAGCTTCTTATTCAAACCTTACTGATGAAGAAAAAGATAGTATTAGACAGCAATTAGGTGAGTAAAATGGCTTATATTTCTTTTACAAATAATGAAATTTTTGTTTTACACTTCGCTGGTAAATCAAAGAAAATATTTAAAAGAGATTTATTTTTACTTAGAGATACAATTATACAAAAACCTAATAATATAGATATTGTTTCACCTCTTACAGATGACCAAATAAAAGATTCTGTTTTAATTTATCAATTAGATAAAAACAATATTCCTTATATAAATCCTTTAAAAAATAGAAATATTGTTTGGAAACAACCTGAGAAAATTAAATATGTATTAGAAGGGCTTAAACAATCTAATAATGAATATTGTCTTATACTTGATGGCAATGATACTGTTATTGTTAAAGATTTGGCTAATTTAATAGAAATCTTTAATACATATAATAAAAAAATAGTTTTCAATGCAAGCATAGAAACTTATCCTGCTATGCAAATTGAAAAAGTAACACCTAAAAGTAAAATTGGACCATTTAATAATTTAAATTCAGGTATTGTATTTGGTAAAACAAATGATTTAATTGATTTTTATGAAAAAGTAAGTGATTTTTACGACAGTTCAAATAAGGATAATCCTACTGAACAATATTATATAAGGAATGTTTATAAAGATTATACTGATGAAATTACAATAGATAATGAATGTAAATTATTTCAAGTTTATTTTAAAAATTTTGTGCGTAAGGAAAATGATGATTTTGTTTTTGATGATTTTCCTCAATCATTTACTCCTTACTTAGAACCATTTAAAAAAGATAAATAATTTAAATATATTTAAAGGAGATATTTAATTATCTCCTTTTTTTGAGGTGATTTTATATATGGATTTATATTCACATAGTAATAATAAAATATTAGTAGCTCACTTTCCTGATAAATTAAAAGCAAAATACAAAGATTTCATAAATACTAATAAAGAAATCATTTTTAGTAAACCTGATAATATAGATATTATCTCTCCTATTACGAAAGACCAAATATCTCCGTTAGATTATCAATTAAATAAAAATAATATTTCTTATATAAATCCTTTGAGAAATAAGGATATAAATTGGAATCAGCCTGATAAGATAAAATATGTATTGGAAGGTTTAAAAATTTCTAATAACGAATACGCTCTTATTCTTGATGGTAATGATGTAATTATATTAAATGATTTAACTGACCTAATAGATATTTTTAATACATACAATAAGAGAATAATTTATAACGCTGATGTTTTTCGTTATCCAAATATAATTATTGAAAAAGAAAGACCTTTTCGCTTTAGTAAATTAAATGCAGGTGTTTGTTTTGGTAAACGAGAAGATTTAATTGTTTTCTACGAAAAGACACTTAATTTTTACAATAATTCAAATAAAGAAAATAAAACAGAACAGTTTTATATAAGAAATGTTGCAAAAGATGATGAAAATGTAGATGTTGATTATGAATGTAGATTTTTTCAAATTTTTTACGTAGATTTAAATAGATTGAAAAGGAAATAAAGTATGGTTAAATATATAAATATTTTTAATTTTCAAATATGTTATGGAACAATAGATGTTTATTCGAGTAGACGATTGAATGTTTTGTTCCCTAATAGATTTACTAAAAAACCATTTGTTTTTATATCACCTATATCAAAAGGTGATGTTATTTGTTCGCATTATTTAAATAACCAAAATGCTATTTATATTTATAATGTATCAAATAATGGTTTTATGGTAACTGTACAGAATAAAGATGTTAAGTTAAATGAAATAGCAAGTAAAGTACAGTATTTTGCTATTGGAAAGGGGTAATCTATCTTGTATGACTATAAACTAAGATATGTACAGTATGATAATGTAGTTGGTACAGTATTAGGTTTTTCTAAGAAACCAATTATTAACATTGAAGAAGATTGGGTTACTATTTCTGACGAAGCATATCAAAAGATTATAAACGCTAATACTGAATATGTTATTGATGTAAATTCTATTGACCATAGATTAAGAGAATATAGAAAGAGAGTAAGAAAGTATTATAAATTTCCTTTCTATAAAAAACTACTTACTAAGATAACTTTTGTTGTCGTTCATATAGAAGATGTAATAAAAAAGCCACCCAATTTAAAATCTGCTATTATAGCAAGACAAAATAAAAATGAAGAATATTGTCAAATGTATATTGAAGATGGTATTTATTACAATGGTAAACATTATTCTTTTTCTCCTGATGAACAAAATCAATATTTGGAAAATAGATTATATGGAAATTGTTTTATACATAGAAAAGATAATAATAGTTATGAAAATGAATTTCTTACAGAAGAAGAATTTATAGATATACATAATAAATTAATTGAAAATAGAAACTATCATTATTTCTATTTAGAGCAATTAAATAATTATACGGCTACATTAACAAATGTAGAGGAAGTAAGAAGAATAAAATATGAAACTAAATTACCACAAGAATATATAGATAAAATTGAACAAAATATGAAAACAGTGAGGTTGATGAAAAATGGAAATATATTCTCACTCTAAACATAAAGTATTAATTACTCATTTTGCAGGTAATTCTAAAAGAATAAATCGTAAATATCTTGATGAATTTAAAGAAATTACTTTTACAATGCCTGATAATATAAATATTGTTTCTATTATTACAAAAAATATATTAGAAGATTCTCCATTGAACTATCAATTAAATAAAAATAATATTTCTTATTTAAATCCTTTAAAAGATAAAGATGTTGTATGGAAATTTTGTGATAAGGTAAAATATATATTAGAAGCATTAAATGAAGCAGATAAAGAATATACACTTATTCTTGATGGTAATGATACGGCAATAGTAAATGATTTAAATAACATTGTCGATGTTTTCAATACATATAATAAAGATATAATTTTTAATGCAACAAGGTTTCGTTATCCTAAAGTAGATTTAGATAATGTAAAAGATAGAGATAAATATGGCATTTATTGTTGGTTAAATTCAGGTTGTTGTTTTGGTAAAATAGATAAGGTTAAAGAATTTTATAATTATATTTATTCTCTTATATTGCAAGATAAAACTCCTGTTGATTGTGACCAATATTATACAAGAAAAGCATTTAATGATTTTCAAGATACTGTTTTCTTTGATTACGACTGCCGTATTTTTCAAATGTTTTATTTAAATTTTTTAATAATAGATGATAATGTTTTTAAATTTACTAATTATAGACTATAAGAAAGGAACAATAATGAAAGTTTACGCACATAATGGTAATGATATTTTAATAGCTCATTTCCCTGGTAATTCAAGAAATGAGAATATAAATTTAATAAATAAATTTAAGGAAATTACTTTTAAACTTCCTGATGATATAGAAATAATTTCTCCTATTACACAAAATTGTGTTGCTGATTCTCCATTAGATTATCAGTTAAGGAAAAATAATTATACCTACATAAATCCATTATATAACCGTTTTATGCGTTGGGAAAGACAAGGTAAAGTAAATCATATATTATCTGCTTTAAAACAAACAGATAAGAAATATTGCCTTATAATGGATGGTAATGATGTTTCTATATTAAGTGATTTAACAGATATTATAGATAGATTAAAGTCTTATGATAAAAAAATTATTTATAATCCTACTTTATTTATGTACCCTCACGTTGTAATTGAACACGTTACTAATAGAGAACAATATGGAGAGTATTGTCATATAAATGCAGGTTGTTGTATAGGAGAAAGAAAAGAACTAATTAAGTTTTATAAACACGCTTTAGCTTATATAAAACAAGATTCAAGACCTATTGACAGTGAACAGTACTACATCAGAAAAGCATTTAATGATTTTCAAGATACTGTTTTCTTTGATTATAAATGTAAAATATTCCAATGTTGGCATAAAATGGAATATGAAATTAAAAATGATGATATTTATTTATTAAAATAATTATATTATTCTTATATCAAAATAAGAAAGGATTGTTTTTATGAATATAGAAGAATTAAAAAATATTTTTGAAATAAATTTCCCTAATGATAGAATAAATGGTACACTACATTGCCCTTATAGAGTTTGCCCATTAGGTTCTCATATAGACCATCAACACGGTATTGTATCAGGTTTTGCTTTAGATGTAGGTGTTGATTTAGTTTATTCTAAACAGTATGAACCTATTGTTGAAATATATAGCGTTAATTATTTTAATAATAGTATTAAATTCGCTATATGTAATGATTTCTTTATACATAATAATTGGGGAGATTATGCAAGGGCTTCTATGAAAGTCTTATTAGATAATGGATATACATTAAAATATGGCTTTAATGCTGTTCTTAATGGTAATTTACCTATTGGTGGACTTTCTTCTTCTGCTGCTGTTATTTTATTATACATAACTGCTTTTTGTAAAGTAAATGATATTACATTAGAAAAAGATAAGTTAATAAATCTTGCTTATTCGGCTGAAAGAGATTATATAGGACTTAATGTAGGTAAATTAGACCAAAGCTGTGAAGTGTTATGTGAAAAAGACCATTTATTATATTTAGATACTGCTAATAATGGATATAAGAATATTATTAAAAATGAATTAGCTCCTCAATTTAAAATAGCTATTCTTTTTTCAGGAGTATCAAGACAATTAGTTAATTCTAAATACAATACAAGAGTTGATGAATGTAGAAGTGCTGCTTATACATTAAAGGCTTTTGGTAATTTAGATTATGGTAAAATAAAAGATACATATTTAAGAGATGTACCTTATGAAGTATATGAAGAATATAAAGATAAGTTGCCTAAGGATTTTGCAAAGAGAGCTGAACATTTTTATTCAGAAATGCAAAGAATTAAAGATGGTGTATTTGCTTGGGAGAATGGTGATTTAAATACATTCGGACAAAAAATATTTGAATCTGGAAATAGCTCAATATATAATTATGAATGTGGTTCTGATGAATTAAAAACATTATATGAAATAATGGTAGATACACCTAATATATATGGTGGTAGATTTAGTGGTGCTGGGTTTAAGGGTTGTTGTATGGCTATTGTAAATCCAAAACATACAGAAGAAATAGAAGAATATGTAACTAAGAGATATTTAGATAAATTCCCTAATTTAAAAGAAAACTTCTCAATACATTTTTGTGATACATCTGATGGTATTAAATTCTAATAAATTATTTATTAGTTAAATAAAAAGGAGTTTTTATTATGAAAAGATTGGGAGTTATGATAGAACCAATAGTAGTAAATGGTGAAGACATATATTTAGATAATATGCAAGACCTTATAGATTTTTTAAGATATACGGTAAAGAATTATTATTTAACCGAGGAATTAAAAGACTTAGTAAATAATAATTCACAAAGCACAAATATAGAAGAAGCAGTAATTGAAGCTACTGATGAATATAATAGTATATTAGTTTCTTGTTCAAATGAATGTAAAGAGATTATAGATTATGTAAAAAATACACCAAGAGTAAATAGAAAAGAAATTTTATCAAGATTAGAAAACTTATATGAATCATATGAATATTAATTAAACAAAGTAGGGGCTTATTAAAATAATAAGCCTTTTATTTTTAAGGAGGAAATTATGACTTGTATTATTTTAGCAGCAGGATATGCAACAAGAATGCACCCATTAACATTAAATTATCCTAAACCACTTTTAAAAATAAACGGTATACCAATAATAAATTATTTAATAGAAGATATAAAACCTTTTGTTGATGAATTTATTATTGTTACTAATCATAAATTTATCAATTATTTTAAAGATTATGATTGTAAGGTTATTGATGATGGTAGTACAGATAATGAAAATAGATTAGGTGCTGTAAATGATATTAAATTAGCTATCGAAAATATAAATGATGATGTTTTTATTGCAGCAGGGGATAATTTATTAGATTTTTCATTAAATGAGTTTTTTAATTTTATACATAATAAAAAAACAAGTTGTATAATGTATTATGATGAAAATGATATAAACAAACAAAGAAAAACGGCTATAATAGAAAAAGATAATGATTTAGTTATTTCTTTTGAAGAAAAACCTATCAATCCAAAAACTAATTTAGCAGTACCGCCTTTTTATTATTATACTAAAAATGATGTAGAAAAAATAAAATATATAAACAATATCAATACAGATGCACCTGGTAGTTTAGCTAAATGGTTTTGTGAAAATTCAACACTTAATGGCTTTAAAATGAATGGTAATAGATATGATATTGGTGATATAGAAAATTACAATAAAATAAACAATTTATTTAGTGAGAGGGAATAATAACCCTCTCTTTTTTGTGTCAATTATTAAAATGTTCATATTTTTTATTTTATGATTAGGACAATTGAAGTAGAGGTGATAGTGTTTTGGCAGAGTTTCACGATTTAAATATCAACAAAAATGCTTACATTAACGGTGAGATAAAAGTTGGAGAAACAGAAGAAGATACACAAATCACAAAAGAGGTTGTCAGTACAAAAACTTTAAAAGGTAACATTACAACAGATTACTTCCAACAGGGAGAAGAAGAACTAATATTTGACAGTGGAGATTCTAAGTAAAGAAAGGAGGTTGAAAATATGTCAAAAACTCTTAAAACAAGACTTAAATTAAAGTATGATACGTCTGCAAATTGGGCAGATTCTACTTTAGTTTTATTGGCTGGTGAAGCAGCAGTAGAAGTTGTAACAAAAACGACAGGCGAAGGTGACGATGCTGTTACTACAACTTATAATAAAATTAAGTTTGGTGATGGAGAACACGTATTTAAAGATTTACCGTATGCTAATTATACTCCTGATGAAATTACAGAGCTTATTAATGCTAATGTAACTTATACCAATGAAGATGAAATGCCAGCTGCTGTTGGTGGTTTAAAAGCAGGTACATCATTTGATAATATGACTATTCAAGAAATATTAAATAAATTGTTATATCCATATACAAAACCAACACTTACAAATTCAGGTATTACTATTACATTTAGTGATGGAAGTACAACAACAACAAATAAAAGTCAAGAATATGGTGTAACGATTACACAGATTGATTATAAAACTACACCTGTAAAAAAATCAAATTCTTTAGCAAGTTTAGTTTTTACTCCTAATGACGGTGGGGACGGTAGTACTGTAACTTCTCCTGAAAGTAGTAAGGCTTATACATATACTTATAAACCTTCAACACCATTAAACGCAACTACATCAGCTACGATAACATTAAAAGATGCAGTAGAAAATGGTGATGGTGGTCAATCAACAACTTCTTCTATAAAAATTACGTATTATAGACCTATTTATGTTGGTTATCTTGATTGTTCTGCTACTAATGATATTATGAGTGCAACAACAGATGCGGATAAAGTTGCTATAATTGAAACTGAAATTGAAAATGAACATTTAAGTAAATTAATTCAAGATACAACAGGTACAATATCAAAGACAGCATCATTTACTCTTGGTAGGTATTGCTTTGCTTCTACAAAGAAACTTGGTCATATTTATGATGGTAATAATTTTGATAATACTGATTCTTTTGATTGTTTAACATTATCTTTAACAGGTAAGGATGGTGCAGAAACACCTTATTATGTTTATGTATTTAGTAATGTTATCAAAGATTCTGTTGATTTCTTATATAAGTATTCTTATACTTGATTTTTAGAGTTTTAAAGGTGGTGAGAATATATGGCAATTGTTATAAAAGATAATTTTAATTTAGGTGCTGCAAAACCTATTGATAGTAGATTAAGCATTGGTAAATTCTCAGAATTGCTTGCAAAGAACTATTCTGTATATGATTCTTATGCAGGTATGCTTGTATATGTTGAAGAAGATGAAACTATTGGCAGTGGTGAGAGTGCTACTACATATAAAAAAGGTTACTATAAATTAAATAGTTATGTTGAAGAAAACGCAGATACAGCTGCTTCTTGGCAATATTTACCAGCTCTTTCAGGTAGTACGACTATCGAGGGTACTATTGAAAATGCACAAAAAGCAGAAAAAGATGGATTAGGTAATGTTATTTCTGAAAGTTATGTAAGTGGTGCTAAAGTTAATGGGTCTAACATAGAACTTAATGCTAAAAGTGGTACTACACTTGCAACAATAAAGCCTGCTGATGTAATTGAATTTAGTAGTGATGATAGTAACAATATTGTTATTGGTCATAAAGAATCTGCTGTAAAAGGCGAGGATATTACAAAAGACGAAGTGTTAGCAACAGTTAAGACAGATGCATATGGTCACATTGTTTCTGCTACACAACTTACAGCAACCGAATTAGCTGATTATAAAGTTGGAGATGAAAAATCTCTTTCTGAACAAATTACAGGGGCTATTAGTACAGGCGAAGACCTTGAAATAAATGAAGATGAAGATGGAAAATTAGTTATTAGTCACGTAGGAAAAGAAAATCTTCTTAATAGTGATATTCTTTTTTCAGGAAGTGATAGCGAGAATTTAGGATATTTAAGTACTTTTATTGTTGATGGGAACGGACATATTGAAGATGTAGAGATACTTACGGCAGCAGATTTGATGAATTATAATGGCAATGGATATAGTGAAAATACTCTTTATGATGAAATCAAACTTAAACTTGCTGAAAATTTTACTTCTGACTTATATGTATATGGTAATCTTTCAAGCGATAATGTTACAACAGTTAGTATAGATTCAGGTTATAGCTGCACTTATATAACTGTTGAACATAACACATACGTTAATGAAATAGATATTAATGATAGTATTGGTGAGTATGCTTATCAAACTAATAGTGGCTATACTTTTGGTAGAGGCTATTTAACTTTAAGTGCGATTGATTATGATGAAACAGGTCATATTTCTGCTGCTAAAACATTAACAAGTACAGATTTGCTTAATTATACAAGTGGGGCAGATGATGAAAGCACATTAAAAGAACTTATTGTTGATGTAGTTAATACTGATTTGGAAAAATTAAAAGAGGGTCAAGAAATAACTGTTGATAATGAAAATAAATTCTGGATTACAGGTATAACTACTTCTACTGATGAAACAGAAGAAGATGCAAGTATATCTGCAAGTCAAGTTATAAACACTTCTGCTTATATTGATGTTGATAATGGAAGCACAACTTTACATATTGATGCGATTAGCCCCGTTGATACTAATACAGAAGAAAGTACAGAAGAAGATACAGGTGAAGAATCTGAAACATCTGTTAAATATGTTAAGGGTACAATTGAGAGTGCTACGAAGTTAAGTAAAAAAATAAATATTGAACCTTTGAATAAGGGAGATAGTGATAAACAAGGTATTACTTTTGAACCAATAGAAACAGATTTTTCAAAGGACATTTATTTTAATTTTGCATCAATTGATTTTGATGGACTTTTAATTCAAGGTATAATTCCTATTGAAAATCTTCCACAAGCAGCATTAGAAAGATGTGTTGTTGTTGGTACAGTAGAAGAAATGTTAAGTCTTGATTCAGATGATATCCAAACAGGTGACACTGTTAAAGTATCAGGTGGATATGTTGCATCTACTGAGGGCGAATATGTATTAGATGGCGATGATTATAGAGAATATAATGAAGATACAGATACAGATTTACCTCATTACACTTATGAACAACCTGCTATGTATTTTGTAAAAGATACAGAAAAGTTAGGTACTCTTGATGCTTTTGAAGTTTATTATGCAGGTAATTCTGCAACAGCTGATGTAGCCAATAGAATTAAAAATGGTTTAACTATTAAAGTAGATGGTACTTCTAATTATTATGATGGTAGTTCTGCAAAGACTATTGAAATAAAATCTACTGAAGTTAGTGTAACTCCTGTTAAAGAATCAGGATTAGATACAGAAGCAATAGCAACAATCAGTATTAATGGTGAAGAAACTAAAATTTATGCTGATAAAAACATTACATATGATTTAGATGTTTTGCCGATTAGTAATACCGATATACCAGAACTTCTTAAAGAAGCTAATGGAGTCGCAAATAACAATATTTTAAGTTTTAGATTGCTTGAAACTCATACTAATGCTTTAATGGGCAATGATATGCCAATTTTTAAAAGTTTTGTTCCTGTATTAGAGGGAGATAACGTGACACTTGAAGCCAAGAGTCTTACAGTGTCAGGAAAATCAAGTTTTGGTATAAAGATTTCATCAACTGATGAAAAAGTAATTGCTGAAGAATTAACAGCAACAGAAGATACAAGTTCTGATAATACAACAAACCTTACCGCTTATCTTCTTGCTACAACAAATACTGATAAAAAAGCACATACAGTAAATTATGTTAAGAATATTACTGCTGACCTTAATGGTGTTTTAACAGCTAATGAATTTAAGGGTAATATAAATGTTAATTATCTTACTCAGGCAGAAGTTACAGAAGATACAGACTATGCTACTTATGAAGATATGTTAGTCTTTGATTGTGGTTCAGCATCAGGTTTCTAAGAGTTTATTTTTAAAGGGATAAATTAATTTTTATCCCTTTTTGAAAAATGGAAGGTGATATTATGACTGATTTAATGCAAATTAGAAGTGAACAAATAAAAGATATTAAGGTTGAACAAATTGTTTTTAATAATACACCTTTTACAAATTATATAAATAAGTACATTAGTATTTTTATTCCCAACTGCTGTTGGTTATCTAATACTTTCACCTATATTAACGAAAATATTACCTCAGATAATGGTCAATTGTTTTGTACTGCAACTGACCAATCTGAAATAGAAAGTCTGCTTAATTCAATTATTACTGTAAGTACGGTAAATACAGAAGACCATTATATTGTTTTCTCTTGTAAAACACAACCAGCTAAAGATTTACATTTATTATTAATATTAAATTAAGAAAAGGAAGTTTTATATGAATATAAAAATTATAAATGATAAAATTGAAAATTGTTTATCTAATGAAGATTGCCTTTATATTGCATTAGACTATACACATCCAATTGTAAAAGACGGTAAGATTGCTTATCCTGTCTTAAATTCTTGGGTTGAAAAAACCTCTATTGATACTATGTTGGAATTAAAAAATAAATTGCCTGATTTTCCTAAAGAATTTGATGAATTTTCTTTTGTTAATATTGTTTATTATAAAAAGACTAATGAATTAAAACTTCTTTTATTACAAGAGCCTATTCGTCTTATTAAGGATAAATTGTCTTTTAATTTTAAATCTAATTTACCTATCTATACTCTTAAAGATTTAAATTGGAATAAAGAACTTATTTCTCTTTCCTTTAAATCAGATTTAGAAAAAGATGATGTTGATATTGTTTATTCTAATTATGGTATAAATGATAATAATGGAAATTTATATTTTAAAAAATCAGATAGTATAAATGTTTTCTATGAATATGTTTTTATAAATAAAATTTTTTAAAATTTTGTCACAAAGAGGTGATGGGTTGTGATTATAACTAATTTCCCCAAACAATTAATATTAGATAATAATAAAAAATCTAAACACATCCTTCCAAATGAACAAAATGCTTATGTAATAAAATTAAGCGATAAAAATTTTACTGTTGATGATAATGGAACAATATCTGCTAATATTAAAATCGTTAGTGAAGTACCTGAAAATCCTGAAAAAGATTATATTTATTTCGTTTCTGATAACGTCACTGATGATACAGCAACTATTATCCATACAATTACAGAAGAAGATAAAAATAATATTAAAAAATTAACTTCAACTGGTCAAGGTGATAAGTTTTTAAGTGATGATGGTAGTTATAAATCTGTAAATCATTTTATTCAAATGTATTACAATTATAAAAATATAAATACCAATACTACTTTGACCGATACAAATGATTTAATAACCAATTTCAAGGCTATGGTTTATCCATCTATTTTATACTTAGAAGTTGATAATGATGAAACATTTCCTTGCAATGGTAGTTTAATGTTATATAAAATAGGGGAAAAATCTGCTACTCTGACTTTTAATGGTATTGATAATATTGTTTATACAGCTAATATTATAGATAATACTCTTTCAGATTGGCATAGTACAGAATTAATTGGTGCTGCAAAAAAACTTGCACAATCAGTTAAAATAAATAAAGCTGATTTTGATGGTACAAAAGATATAATTGCTTCTGATATGAAACTTTCAAAAGGTGATGATAGAACTTATAATTTTTCTAAATTAACTATGCTTAATAATGCGACTTATTTAAGATTTGCAAGAGTAAAAGCCAATTTAACAAGTAGTGCTAATTTTTTAATTAATTATACTTCTGATAAATCTTCTTTTAACTTACATTATAGCATTGGTTATAATAGTTCTTTTAAATATCATCAAACTTTGTATCATTGCATAAACAATATAAATAATTATATTAGATTTATAAAACAAGACGAGTATATCTATGCAGATATAGCTCTCGGTGAAAATATAGATTATGCTACTTTACAAGTTAATTTAATATCTAATGATTGGGAATTATTAGATAGTACTGTTGTAAATCCTAATACTCTTAATTCTCAATTTAGTGTAAGATATAAATTAAAAGATACAGAAGATGATGCGGAAGATGAAAATTCTACAACTACATTTAGTAGAGTATTAGATATAACAACAGATTGGAATGACTTAGGACTTACTTCTGAGGATAACCTTAAAACAGGTTCTTATATGTTACAACTAACTTTAAATGGTTATATCTATACAGGAGTTTTATCTTGGTATAAAGAGAATATAACTAATGCCACAGGAGTGGGGCAGGAAGTGCTTTTACACCACTCTGGTGACGGTTTAGATAGCATTAGTATATTTTTACGTACAATACAGAAAAGTGCCTTAGAATTGCAAATAACGGCAAATAAGAGCATTTTAAAAGCAAACTGTAATTTCGTATTAAAGAAGTTTTTATAAATATTAAAATCAAAAGATAATCAACAGCCAACAAAATTATTTACCATAAATTATTATGTGTTGGCTGTTTATTTTTTAAGTGATGAATATATAGAAAAAATATATGAGTAGGTGAGAAGCTGTGATAGTAAAAAATGTATCTAATGAAATAATAACAATTAAAAATCATTGTCTTCGACCTAATGAAACTGTTGAAGTTACAGGAGTAGATTTAAGGCACTATAAGGGTAAGATTAAAATGGTTGCCAAAATGGAAAAATACGAAGATAAAACTACTCCTGTTAAAACTACTAAAAGTAGTAGTGCTAAAAGTAATAGTATTAAGAAGGAAGATGAAGCAAAGAAAACTAATAGAAAAACTAATGATAAAGTTAAAAGTTCTGATGATAATTCTAAAAAATTATCTAATAATTCATCAGAAAATTCATCAGAAAATCTAAAAGATTATATCAAAAAAGATGAAGTCGTTAAAATGATAAATGATTTAAAAAAAGATTTTGAAAAAACTAAAGAAGCTCCTGCTAAAGTAGTTAAAGAACAACCTAAAGAAATAGTTAAGGAAGTAATTAAAGAAACTACAATAGATTTTTCTAATGCTGAAAAATTAAAAGAATATTATTTGAATTATTGTAAGGATAATAATATAAATAGTTTAATTATAAATAGTTTAAATAATGCAAAAACAAAAGAACAAATATTATATGTAGTCATTAATTATATTTTACCTTTGTTTTAAGGAGGTGTTTTTATGGCTTTTATTTTGGAAGCTGTTGATGATTATTCTGAACATATATACACTGATAGAGAAAGAGAATTAATACATATTTTAAGAACAATGTTAAAAGATTATCCTGATGATAATATGCTAACATTAAATCATTTAGTAGAACAAGATAGAGGAGAAAGATGGTCAGACCAACAATTATTGGTTTATATTCAACAAGGGGTTGCTGATGTAAACTCAGAACCCCCATTAACAAGTTATACTGTTGAAAACTTTCCAACTAATTGGCAATCTTGTATGATGACTGGTGCTTTGATATTTGCTTTGCTTGCCGAAACAATTAAACAGTCAGGTGAATCTTTTAGTTATAGTGATAATGGTTTATCATTATCTATTGATGTTGCTGCAAAATATCAGGGTGTGCTTTCTACAATGTTGTCTGCGTATTCTTCATCCAAACAAAATCTTAAACGCTCTTGTAGACCGAAATCAAGTTCTATAAAATCAGGACCGAGCCTGAGACTCAGAACATATTGTCCAAGGCAATGGGTTTATAGATAAAGAATTTTATATATTTTGCACAAAAGATGTCACATACGGCATCTTTTGTGTTTTTATCTTTTATTTAATTTTTGATAAATTATTCTTCCCAATTTGCAATTATTTTTCTATATTTCTTTTTGATTCTATAATAACGGGGCTTATCAATTAACATTATCTTTTTATCAGGATATTCTTCTTTGAATCCTTCAAATTTATTTTTACCATCCTCAAACCAAAATCCTTTAACTTCAATGTATAAATCATACTTTGGCAAGTAAAAATCGGGAATATAAAATTTATCAATACTATCTATATGAAAGTAAGTTGGTTCATATTGGTATTCAATATTTTTACTTACTAATATTCTTGCTATGTTTGCTTCCCAAGTAGACCTGAAATACTGATTATTTAAATCGGCTCTTTTTCCACCTTTTGCTTTAAATGGAGAATATTCACTTGAATGCATCATATCATTTTGAGTATTCATTTGTTTTGTTATTATTTGATATTTACCTGCACAACTAGTTGAACAAAATCTTACAGTATCATAACAAGTGGTAAATTCTTTACCACAAAATTCACAATTTATTGTTCTTGCTTTTAATTTACGCTCATAATCTCTTTTACATTTAATTGAACAATACATTGTTTTTGAATCAATTGAAATAAATTCTGTACCACAATTTTTACAAGAAAATTTAAATCCCTTTGGAAATTCAATATCTTTAGTTATTGATAACCATGTTTTTTTATTCCTTACGTTTCTTACAACGTGTTCAGGAATATCTGTTTCTTTTATTATTTCTTGTGTAGGCTTTTGTTTTAATAACATTTCGATAACTTTATTAATTTGTTCTTCTGTATATTTTTGTTTAATTATTTTTTTTGTTTGTTCTTCTTTTTGTTTTTTATCTATTTTTTTATTTGTTGATTGTCCTCTATATATTTGTGTTCTTTCGATATTATTTTCTTCTTTTATTTGAGTTATTCTCTTTGTAGATAATTTGTATTTTTGAGCAATTTCTTTTATTGTTAATTCATTTGCTATTAAATCGTTTTTTATATTTTCTAACATTTCATCGTTTATTTCTTTATTTTTAAGAACAGGAAAAACAATATCTTTCGTAAGTTCTTCGTAAATCTTTCTATTTTTTATATGATATAAATCTTTAAGAGTTACAGTTGTTGCTTCGGAAGTTTCTTTCATTCCTTTGCCGTTTTTTAACATATCAATCGCAGTTAATATTTGTTCTTTTGTATATTTAGTGTCAAACTTTTCAGCTATTCTCTTTTTTGCAGATTGTGAAGAAATAACAGATAATTTCTCTTTAGTTTCATCAGAAGCAACATATTTATGATGTCTTTCTATGTTATTTTCTCTTCTTAATGTTTTTACTAAAGTTTTACCAACACCAAATTTATTAGCAATTTGTTGTATTGTTAAATCATCATTCTTTAATTCTTCTATTATTTGATTCTTTATTTCTTGTGCAACTTTACTGTTTTTTGGTTTGTAAGTTCTAATAATATTATTATCAGTTTTTACTTTATTTACAAAACTTTCACTAACTTCAAATTTATTTGCAATTTCTATAATACTAAGTTTATCGTTTTTTAATTCTTCAATAATAAGAGCTATATTTTCTTCTGAGTATTTTTTATTACCTCTATGACAATTATGTGGCTTTTTAACATTATTTCTTTTTATAAAAAGTTTAACAGCGTTTAAAGTTATATTATATTTATCTGCAAGTTCTTGATTAGTTAATTTGCCTTCTTGTATATCTTTAATGATTAAATCATCATTATTTCCAAAATGAACTCTACTTCTTTGTATGTTGTTTCCTTTTATTAGTTCTGAAATATACTTGCGAGGTACATTAAACTTGTCTGCAATTTCTGTGTTAGTTAAATTGTCTTGTTTTAATTCTTCAATAATTTGATTGTTAAGTTCAATTGGATATTGTTTTTTGCTCTTATGTCTTTTTGTAATATTGTTTTCTTTTCTTAATTCTTTAACTAAATTAATACTAACATCAAATTTTTTAGAAATATCAAACATACTCATTTTTGCTTCTTTTAAATCATCAATAATAGCATTTTTAAATTCTTCTGAATATTTTTCTTCTGATATTTTTATTTTCCTTTCACTACTTATTTTTGAATTCTATATAAATTTATGTAAAAATTTTTAACGCATTATTTACCTTCCCAATAAGGAATTATGTTTTTGTATTTTTTTCTAATTTTATAATAACGAGGTGTATCAATCAACATTATTTTTTCATTAGGTGTTTCTTTCTTAAATGTATTGAATTTAATT